TATAGACGGGGTCTTTAAAGTTCCTAAAAAACGTGGTAAAGGCCATGAATACTGGATTGTTGACTGGAAAACAGCAGGTGCTTGGGGTTGGAGAAGAGATAAAAAACAAGACCTGGGAATGACAGCACAGTTAATCCTTTATAAACATTTTTGGTCAAAAAAGCACAATGTACCCTTAAAAGATATAAAATGTGCTTTTGTCTTACTAAAAAGAGGCGCAAAACCCGGTAAAATTTGTGATATTGTAAAAGTCTCAGTCGGACCAAAAACTTATGAGAAAGGTATGAAGCTGATGAGGAGTATGGTAAAGACAGTTAATCGAGGCATGTTTCTTAAAAATAGGCATAGCTGTAAGTTTTGCCCTTATAAAGATACGGAGCACTGCAAATGAAAAAAAAGAGAAATTGGGCTAAAAATAGAGATATTCTAAAATCAATTAAAAATCCTGCAAAAGAATCTTATGAAATTAAAATGAAAATTCCTGAGTTAACTTTTGAAGGTTGTCGAGGCCAGCCTGATTTTGCACACCTCTATATTACCTTTTATCCTGGTAATAAAGTTATTGAGTTGAAATCGCTTAAAGAGTATTTTTTTGCGTTTCGAAGTCAAATTTATTCATACGAACGTATAATTAATGTTATATATGATGACATGATGTCTGCATACAGTCCTACAAGATTGAGGTTGGTTATGATTTGCAATCCTCGCGGAGGAATCTCTTCAAAATTAACAGTCGATTCTGATTGGGGTATTAGGGGTGGTAAAGATCAATTTAAGGATTGGGTAGGACAAAAAGAGGAGTGGTAATTGGCAGATAAAAACGATAAATATCCAGATAACGCACCTGGAAAATACTACGTTGATCGAGAATGTATTTTTTGCAATGTATGTGTATATGCTGCACCTAAAAATTTTAAAATAAGTAATGATGGAACTCATGATGTTGTTTATAAGCAGCCTGAAAATGAAGATGAAGAAGAAGAATGCTTAGACGCAATGGACCAGTGTCCTGTTTATGCTATAGGTGACGACGGAGAATAATAAAAAGTTTACATTTGGTTTATCTGTAGTGTATTATTAATAATAAAAATGGAGACACATGCAGAAAAAATTAAAAGTTTTAGTTCTGTCAGATCATGCTTTGTCAACTAGCGGTGTAGGTACTCAAACTCGACATCTTTTGACCGGACTAATTGAAAAAGGTTGTTGGACATTCCGTCAATTTGGTGCAGCAATGAAACATTCAGACTATCGAACAGTTGTTGTTAACGACGATTTTATTATCAAACCAATTGACGGGTTTGGTAATCCTGAAATGCTAAGAGTCGCATTGGCGACAGAAAAACCCGATTTGTTATTTATTTTCACAGATCCTCGTTTTTTTACATGGCTTTTTGAAATAGAAGACGAGATTCACCAAATTTGTCCGATAGTTTGGTGGCATGTATGGGATAATTACCCATACCCAGAATTTAATGATGCTTTTTATAGTGCAACCGATCTTCTAAACTGTCATTCTCACATGACGTATGAAATGGTAAAAGAAAAGTACCCTGAAAAAACTAACTGGATACCTCATTCGTTGCCTGAAAATTTATTTTTCCCACTTGAAAAAGAAGAAATTAAAAATTATAAAACACAATTGCTAGGAAAAGAAAGAGAAGATCATTTTATTGGTATATGGGTCAATAGAAATGCAAAAAGAAAAAGACCGAATGATGTTTTAGAGTCTTGGTCATTATTTCTGAAAGAGTTGAAGCGAAAGAAAGGTCATCAAAGAGCAACACTGATAATGCATACAGAGCCCACAGACAATGAAGGCCCTAATCTTTTTAAAACGGCAGGAATGTTAGGTATACAACAAAATGTTTTCTTTTCTCGAGACAGGTTAGAATTTGAAAAAATGAATGTATTGTACAATATATCAGACTTTTGTTTAAACATATCATATGCTGAAGGCTTTGGGTTGTCAACGTTAGAATCTATGATGACAGGCACGCCTATTATAGCAGCAAAAACAGGTGGTTTAACTAAACAAGTTTGGAATTCCAAGACAAAAAAAGCAAACGGAATTGCTTTAAACGTTGACTTAAAAACTCTAGTAGGCAGTCAATCAGTTCCTTATATATATGAAGACTATGTTACTAATCATAATGTTGCAAAAGGAATAATGAAACTTTACAAACTTTCTAACAAAGAAAAAGAAAGACTTTCTAGACAAGTTTTAAGATACGCAAAAGAAACTTTCGGGCATCAAAAAACTGTCGACCGGTGGAGTGAGACAATGATTAGCACGTATAACAATTTTAAAGAAAATAATAAAAAATGGAATATCACAGAATTTTAAGGAGTATATTTTGAGAGTACTTTTAAGAGCACCTTTATTAACAACAAGTGGATATGGAGTTCATTCTAGGCAAATATTTGAAGCGATTGAATCGATTCCTAATGTAGAATTAGATGTTGAATGCTTAAACTGGGGTAACACCCCTTGGTTATTAAATGGTGATATAAATAATGGTTTGATCGATCGAATTATGAAATGTTCCAAAAATATTTCACCGCCATATGATTTGTCAATCCAAGTTCAATTACCTGACGAATGGGATACTACTTTAGGACATAAAAATATAGGCATATCTGCCGTTGTTGAAACTGACAGGTGTAACCCTAAGTGGATTGAAGCATGCAACAAAATGGATCATGTAGTAGTACCATCAAAATTTACAAAGTCTGTTTTAGAAAATTCTGGTATTTTAACAACAGAAATAGACGTAATTCCGGAGTGGTTTAATCAATACATTTTAAATGAAGATAAAATGAATATTGAAAAAGAAATCAATGTAAAAACAAAAAATAATTTTCTAATATTAGGTCAAATGGGTTCACCAAAAGCCGAAGATGATAGAAAAAACATTTTTAATACAATCAGGTGGATATGTGAAGAATTTAAAGACTCAGAAGATGTAGGTATTTTTATCAAAACAAACATGGGTAGAAATACAACAATTGATAAAAAAATTACTATTAACATGATTGCACAAATGAAACAACATATTTGCAAAACAAAAGTAAAAATATATCTTTTACACGGTGCGATGACAGATCAAGAAGTGGCAAGTTTGTATTTTCATAAAGATATCAAATGTTTAGTGACAGCGACCAGAGGCGAAGGCTACGGACTTCCAATAATCGAAGCTGCTGCAGCCGGCATGCCAATTATTGCAACCAACTTTTCCGGACACTTAGAATTTTTAAAGCAAGGTGAATTTTTACCTGTAAGTTACAAATTTAAAGAAATTTCAGACTCAAGAATAGATAACAGAATCTTTCTTAAAGGATTCAAGTGGGCAGAACCTGATGAATTAAGTTTTAAAGAATCTCTTGTAACTGTGACAAAGAATTACGATTTTTACAAACAAAAAGCAATTCAAAATGCTCAATACATTAGAAACAATTTTTCAAAATTAAAAATATCAGACATATATAAAGATTTGATTACTAAGGTTTCGGGGTAGTATATGTTAATTTTAGTGATAGTTCTTTTATTTTTATGCGCTTCGTTAACTTATAAACTATACAAGTATTCTTTAATAATTTTAAAAACTGAAGAAGCGATTGAAGATTGTTTAGACATATTAAATGAAAGATACGAAAGCATGTCAAGGATATTAGAAAAAGAAGTTTTTTTTGATTCTATTGAAGTAAGAAATGTAATCAGTGATATTAAACTAAGTTATGAAGCGGTGTATGATGTTGCGACTAAAATGATAGGAGATAAAAAAGTAAATGACAACCAAGCTAAAAAAGAAAAAAGTTAAAGTTAGAGTTACTGGAACGAAAAAACCAAAAAAAAAGAAAAAATATTATTTTGGGAAAGAAGCTCATAACGCAATTGTTGAGTATCAAAACGAAAAAGAAAATTGTGAAAAAAATAAAATATACATTGAAAAAATTAAACCTTCTTTTGAAAAATTAACTGAAAATTTAATTTTCATTCATGGGTTTGCAAGTTGTAATACAACTTTTCATATTTTAAAATCTGATTGTGTTTCTTTTTTGTTTGAAACGCTTCAAAAATTTGATAGTAGTAAAGGTTCAAAAGCTTTTTCCTATTTTAACGTTTGCGCAAAACATTTCTTAATAATTCAGCAAAAAAAGAAAATTAAAAGAAATAGTAGACACATAAGCCTTTATGATGAAGGATTGACGTCAGAAGATAAAAGTCAAATCGAAAATTTTAGCATAGAAAAATGTCAAGAAATACAAATGATTCATAAGGAAGACAAAGTACTAATTAAAGAAATGTTAACTTTAATTGAAAATAAAACAAATAATGTTAATGAAAAAAAATGTATTAATGCAATTTCAACATTATTTAACAAAATTGAAGACTTGGATTATTTAAATAAAAGAGCAGTCTTTGTGTACTTAAGAGAGCTGTCTGGTCTCAATGCAAAACAGTTATCTGTTGCAATGTCTAATTTAAGAAAATATTATAGAGACATAACAAATAATGATTTGTTTATGTTTTTCTCAGAGTAAATCACATGGCTAAAAAAGAAAATAAAGTTAAAAAACAACAAGAAAAAATTAAAAGCTTTTCTGATCTTTTAGATTCTTTATCAAAAACTGAAGACAAAAAAAAGCTTTTATGGAAAGAATCATACCAGAATGCAATCGATGACCGTGAAAATGCACACATATTATTGACAGACTTAATGAAAGTATCAATGAATAATTCTACAAACCACATACAGTTTGGTGCTTTAATGGCTAAGTATTTAGAAAGAATGTCAAAATCAAACGATCAAATTCTTAAGTTAGCTGAGTTGATTGCAAAAGAACAAGAAGATGTAGAAACAGTGTCATCTGATTCAATATACGACAGCATCATGCAATAGAGGTAAAATGGGTGAAGGCGGAACTACAAATTATGGAATTAATCTCAACAATAAAGGATTAACACGTAATCAGGGCAGAAAATTTTTAAGTTTTTCTGGGCGAAATTCAATCATTCCAAAAGAAAACGGCTACAAGTACGTGTCCGGAATCGTAGAGGAGGTAATATCAGATCCTAAATCTTTTTTCTCAGACACGCAAGCTGTAAATAATTTCTATGATGATTTAGAACCAGATCAAAAAAAATCTGATGCTAATAATGCTGGAGAACAAAACTTAGTACATAAAGTTCCTAAAAATTCAATTATTTGCAAACTAATCGACAATTCTAAACAAAGTTATGTTAACAAAAGCATTGTTTGCTTTCCGTTTTTTTCTCCTCATGTAGCGCTTCCAATAAAAACAGGAGAACACGTTTGGATACTTCAGGAAGTATTTGATGATTTTCCAAGGTATTACTGGATGTCTAGAAAACATGGTTCATACTATAATGATAATATTAACATTACAAGCCACGAAAGAGAAATAAGTATATATTCAAAGGCTGGATTATCTGAAGGCATCAATGCTTTTACACAAGCAGATATAACAGACATGCATTCTTTCCCAAATACTGAAAGTAATAATAATTTTGATATTTCCTATTCAAGAAAAAAAGAGTTAACTAACGAGCCTGTACCTGAAGTTGTAAAAAAGTGTGGAGACTTAGTCCTGCAAGGGTCTAATAATGCAACAATACATTTAACAACAGAAAAATTTATGAATCCAGAAGATTGCAATAAGCGTTATGATAAAAATGCTTTTTTAGTAGGGGAAATAAATGAAGATGCTGATAGGACACCTATGTCACCTGCAATTGATATATGTGTTTTAAGAAAGAAAAAGCATCTGGTTGAATTATTAAAAAAAGTCAATTCAAAAGAAGAGAAATTAAATTATCAAATTGAAGAAAAAAACACACTTTCAATTGTTGAAAACAACAGGGAAGGCAACAAATCTGTAGAAAATTACGAAATCAATAAATTTGAAGAAGATTATTATTCTAACAAAGATAAGGATCCTGCCAATTGTGGGTCAAGATTATATATGAGTAACAACTGTGACATCGATTCAATTTTTAAATTATCAGATACTGAAAAGTCTCAAGAGATTTTCCAACAATATGGCGGCGCAACCTTAGCAGGTTATTCTGAGCATATTAGATTTATAGCAGAAGGAGAATCAAGCTCGTTCAGGGTTGTTAAAAAGCACACTGCAGGTGAAACATTTTTAGAAATTGATAATGACGGCATGGTAAGAATCGGATCAAAAGAAGGCAATGCAGCCTCAGAAGGTGGTGTATCTGGTATGCAACCTTTTGTAAAAGGAGGTGAATTAGAGCTTTTATTAAATAGGTTAATTGATGAAATTGGTAAAATGATAGATAGCATTAATGAGACCATGTTGACAAATATATCACCTGGCTTTGGAGTTACCAATCTGACATTGTCTACAAAATTACCTCCTGCACTTACCGGTCATAAAGTTGAATTTAATAAAGTTAAAAATGATTTAAAGAAATTTAAATCAAAATTAATCAAAGGAGAATAAATGGGAGATACAACAGATAATACAAAAACTGCTGAAGAAAATATACAAACAGAAATTGACAAAGCAAACGAAAAAAGAGCACAAGGAGATACGGGCGCTCTCCCAGACTTTAATATTTTAGTACCTCTTGTTTATGAGTTTTTAGGAGAGGAAAAACCTTCACTAACAGATGCATTAAAAAATATTGCGATATTATTTTTAGGAAAACAATTTGCAGATATTATAAAAGAGAAGGGAATTGAAAGTCCTGAAGTTAAAGCAATTATGGATCCTCTAATTGAAAATTTAATGTTGCTGGCAATGACTGCCGTGTCGATAAGTTCACTTGGCTTAATTCCCCCACCCAATATACCGGTAATTAAAGAAGTTTATAGGATTATAAGAGAGTTTGAAGAAGGTGCTGCAAACAAAAAAGATGCAGCTTCCAGTGTGTCAAGTTCAACTTCAATTCTTTAATATTTTTTGTTATAGATAATTAAATATGTAATGAGGAATTTATATGGCTGGATTTAATTTTAAAAGTGCGGGTCTAAAAACAACAGATAGGTTGATTAGTAAACCTGATGTACTTCCTGAAGTTAGGAGTATTGGAATTAAAACACCTATAGAATTTAATAGAAATTCTTCGCAGCAGCTTTTTCATTTAAACAATAATCCATCTGTTCAAATTAAAGATAATTTAAAAAATTTAATACTTACTGAAAAAGGAGAAAGATTGGGCATGCCTAACTATGGTTGTAGTATTAAGTCTTATTTATTTGATTTGACGTCTATTCCAGACTATGAATCTGTTATTATTAATGAAATAAACAATCAAATTGAAGAATATATGCCTTTTTTATTAGTTAGTAATATTGAAATATTAGATTATTTTAAACCTACCAATGAAGAAGAATTAAAATTTAGGAACGGAATGGCAGCTATTCTATTAAGAATAACTTTTGATATACAAAGAATTAAAATTACAAATCAAAAAATAGAAGTTGTAATATTTTCTGGTGGATAAACATGGCAAAAAATATAAAAAAAGAAATTAAAAAAAATAAAGATATATCGTATCTTGCTAAAGATTTTGAAGGCTTCAGAGCTGAACTTATCAACTATTCGAAAAATCACTACGGGAACAAAATTATAGATTTTTCAGAAACATCTGTTGCAGGTATGTTTATTGACGTAGCTTCTTACGTAGGGGACTCTTTGTCTTATTACTTAGACCATCAATTTAATGAACTGAGTCTAACTACAGCAATTGAACCTAAAAACATTGAAAACCTTGCCAGGCAGTCAGGTGTAGAAATAGAAGGCGCATCCCCGGCCTTTGTTTTTGCAAAAATTAGATTAACTGTACCTGCATCGTCTGTTGACGGTCTTAGAGTTGTCAATGAAAGCTTTTTACCTAAGATTTTAGCAGGTACAAAATTTTCAACAGATTCTGGCGTCAATTTTTACCTTGTAGAGACAATTGATTTCGCACAGGTTGACGCGTTAGGCAACTTACTAATAAGCATTACACCTAATAGCTTGACTGATGGTGTTGTTGACGATTTTATCGTTGAGGCTGAAGGTTATTGTACAAGTGCTCAATTTGTAGTTGAAAAGTTTCCTGTCGGGAATGACCGTATACCCTTCAGGACAATTACATTAGGTAATGTTAACGTTCATTCTATTGATTATATTCGAGATTCAGCTGGTGATGAATATTACGAAGTAGATTCTTTAACTCAGGACACTGTATTTTTAAAAGAAATTAATTCCAGAAACGATTTAGATCTTGTGCCTTTTAGGTTGAAAATGTTACCTGCACCAAAAAGGTTTATTAAAATTAAATCATCAATATCTGGTTTAGCAACAATCAGGTTTGGGTCTGGCAATGAAGACACTTTTGATGAAGACGCAATACCAGACCCAAGTGACCATGCAGTTACCCTGTTTGGTGACAGAAAAACTTTTTCCAGGGTATCTATAGATCCAAATAGCTTTTTAACTACAAACACTTTAGGGATATCTCCAAGAAATACTACACTTTCAATAAAATATTCGCATGGCGGCGGAATCAACCATAATATTGATCCTGGTGAATTAAAATTGATAGATGAATTAAGAACACAATTTAAAAGTAGTGTTCAAGGCAATATAGTTGCTTCAATAAGGCGCACAGCATCTGTTACAAATGAATTCCCTGGTTTTGGTGGTGAAAATGCACCTTCAACTGAACAAATTAGAAATATCGGACTGTTATCTCATACACTGCAAAAAAGAGTAGTTACACGAGAAGATCTTTTAGCAAGAATTTACAATATGCCTACCAATTTCGGCAGAGTATTTAGAGCAGCCATTAGAGATAATCCAAATAATCAATTAGCAACCCAACTTTTTGTAATTTCTAGAAACAAACAAGGTAATTTAGTACTTTCTCCTGACACACTAAAGGAAAACATGTCAATTTACTTGAGTAAATTCAGGCTAATATCAGATGCTGTTGACATTGTAGATGCATCCATTGTAAATTTAGGCATTAAATATTCTGTATCCTTAGAACGAGGATATAGTAAATTAGGCGTACTCCAATCTATAAATAGCAAACTTAAATCTTACTTTAATATTAAAAATTTTCAAATCGATCAACCTATTTTATTAGGAGAGGTTGAAAATATAATTTTAAACTGTATTGGCGTAATATCTTTATTGAGTTTAAAATTCGTAAATATAGCAGGTGTAAGTGAAGAAAGAGTATACTCAAACCTTAGATATTCTCCCAATAGAAATATAGACAGAGGATTGTTATTTCCGCCTACCGGCGGGATATTTGAAATAAGATTTCCAAATGATGATATCGTCGGGAGCGTATTATAATGTATAGAATACTAACTGCCAGCAAAGACACTTACATAACAAATAAAATCGTTAACAACAAATTTAGAGCAACTGATGCAAATTTAGGGCAGGCAGGTACTTTAGATTTATTTAAACTCTATAATGAATCAACACTAGCGGGTTCACCTAAGCCAATTGAGTTGTCTAGATTGTTGATTAAATTTGATTTAAGCGAAGTTACTAATATGCATAATGAAAACATTATTGACATTGGTTCAAGTGATTTTTCTGCTCAACTAAAATTATGTGATATATACGGTGGTCAAACTACACCTAACAATTTTAAAGTTATTGCATTTCCGCTATCAAAAAGTTTTGACGAAGGACCGGGTTACGACGTCGTAAGTTATACTGACGTTGGTATAACTAATTGGATAACAGCATCTTATTTAAACGCGTATACAAATAAATGGAATACAACAGGAGCAAGAAGCTCTGGATCTTTAGGCGACGAAAATATTGACGTAATTGTAAGTGGAACTGTTGAAGGCCAAGCATCCTCAATAAACTTGTCTTCGGAAATGTTTTTTACGACAGGTGAGGAAAACTTATTATTAGACGTTACTAATTTTGTTTCTGCATCTGCTAAAAATCTAATTGCGAACCACGGGTTTTTAATAGCATTGTCAGGTGCTTATGAACAAGATAGTAAATCTTATTTTGTCAAAAGATTTGCTTCAAGAAATACTTTAAATGCAAATTTAAGGCCTCAATTAATCATTAAGTATGACGATACAATTCATGATAATCATGAGAATTTTGAATTTGATACGTCAGGTAGCGTTTATCTGAATAATTTTTCAAGAAATGTTTTGACAAATTTAATATCCGGATCCGCTGGTTCACAAATCGCCGGCGCTGATTGTTTATTTTTAAAAATACAAACTGGAAGTTTTAAAAAAATATTTACTGGATCCCAAGTTCCTCGAGGCACAGGAAGATTGACCGGGATATATTCTTCTTCTTTTGCTATAAATAGTTTCGACAGCGATTTGTACGATCATGTAATCACGTCAGGAAGTATTACTTTTAATGAAGTATGGACAAATGCAAGTGAAACTGTCACATATCTTTCTTCTTCAATGAAAGTCAAACAGACGAAAAGAAATAAAATTAATTTAGGTGAGCAAAGAATAATAGCAAGAATATTAAACTTAAGACATCGTTACAAACCGAATGAAAAAGTAAGACTTCGAGTTTTTGTAGAAAATGCAGATAGAGAGCTTGTTTTAAGAAAAACCCCTTATGAAACACCAAGCGAAATATATGATAAAATGTATTATAGAGTAAGAGATGCAGAGTCAGATGAAATATTAATACCTTTTGATACGTTAGCAACAAGACTGTCTAATGATACAAAAGCGTTGTATTTTGATTTCTATATGAATTCAGTCCCAAAAGGAAGAACTTATGTTTTTGACTTTTTAATTAAAATTAATAATTTTGATGTGGTAATTAAAGATGCCGCGTCAAATTTTATAATTGAGCAATAAGAGAATTTTATGTCTAGAAGATTATTAGAAAGTTATAGGGGTAAGTTTTTTAAATCAAAATACCAAAGAAGTAAAAAAGATTTAAGCAGTTACGTTCAAGAAGGATCAAAAAAAACATTTAAAGCTAGCGATATTAAAAATACAAATATTGAAAGTAAATCTTCTTTTAGGTATGAACAAGACATGCCGCTCAAATCAACACAGCAACTAAACATTGATTACACTCAGTTTGAAAATCACATATTTTTTCATTCTGCAGTTTCAAAAGTTAATGAATCTTTTTTAAACATACTAAACTATTATCCTTTTAATGGCACAAAAAAAGAAATAGAGGAGTTTGAAGATTCTCTAACAGGTTACGAGAAATACGTTTTAGATCTATACCCAAAAAATATAGGTTACCTAATATTTTCAGGTACGCAAAAAGGAGAAGCTTCCTCAAACGGAACACAAATCAATGTTTTAGATAAGAGTGGCGCAAGAATACCATCCATTTCAAGTAATAAAAATAAAACAAATGTAACTTTAGACCCAGTTACTTCAAGCTTTTCCATTCAGTTTTTTATTAGGCCTGAAACAATCGCCAATGATAATCAAATTTTATTTCAAAAAAAATCAAGTCTAGCAAATAATTTTACATTATTTTTGTCAAATTCTTCTAATGTAAATCAGTGTGAATTACATTTTGGGATTACGTCAGGTTCAAGAAATGCTATTGTCTCTTCTTCAATTGACAAAGGCGACTTTACACACGTAACAGCTATTTTTGATAATGACTTTGATCAAAAAATAAAGTTAATTACATTCAATAAAGATAAAGTAAAAAATGTAGTTTCTTCCAGTAACAGTTTAAATGTAAACCAACTAAAATATTTTGGTGAAAACCTTAATATAGGATCAGGTGCTTCCTTTCGATATAACGATATTATATTTGACCAACAAGAAACATTTAGCGGCTCAATAGATGAAATAAGATATTATCATCGAAAAATAACAGATAAAGAAATTAAAGATAATCTGTACCGATCAGTTAACGGAGATTCCAATTTAGTACTTTACTATAAATTTAATGAGCCTTATGGCGATTACACAGGTAACAACATCGTTTTAGATAACTCTGTTAACAGCAGAAATGAATCAATTAAAAACTTTATAATTGATAATCGGCTAACCGGTTCCGACGTTCCTGTTGCTGCAGAAGATATTGATAGATCTCCGGTTTTGATGCCTAAATATCCAAATGTGATTAATTTAAATAGTCAACTTTTAACAAGTGCTTCATTATATGATCAAGTTAATCCAAATTTAATAACCAAGCTAATACCGCAACATTATTTAGACTTAGGGGAAAACTTTGAAGGATATCAAGAAAGATTAGGTAAGATTGCAACTGAAATTAGCACCCTAAACAATGTAAGAGAAAGCGTTAATACACCGAGATCAGCGCAAATGATGGTAAAGTTTTTATTAATATGGGCAAAACATTTTGACGAATTAAAAATATTAATAGACAGTTTTTCTTTATATAATCATGTGAATTTTGAAGATTTAGAAACTGTGCCTGATAGCTTTTTAGCGAAATTATCAAAAAAATTAGGGGTAGAACTTCCTTACTTATTAAATGCGGGTAATGATGATAGCTTTTTTAAAGGTTTAGGTTATCAAGGAGAAGATAGTAAATCAAAATTATCGCTTCAAAAAATACAATATACAATCTGGAGAAGAATACTATCAGATTATCAAAATTTTGCTTCAACAAAAGGAACGTTAGATAATGTAAAAAGTATTTTTATGTCATCCGGGATTGACCCAGAAGGTATTTTTCACATTAGAGAATATGGAGGCGCAAAAACTAAGTCGCTTCAAAACTCTACTCAGACAATTAATGATAATATTGGTTTATTAAAGTTCTCAGGATCGATAGGACATGAAAACGAAGCTGTTAACTCGCAAGGAAAATCTAACACATCCCCATATGTTCAATCCGGATATCTGTCGGCATCAAGAGTATCACCCGGAAAACCAAACATTCAAGGTACTTTTATAAACGGTATGTCTAACAACGTAAATGATGGTTTATTTACCTCAGCATCCTTTGATTATCATGCAACTTACTTTTTTCCAACTAATTTGTTGCATAATTCTAGTCAAAGTTTGGTAAGATTGCATACAACAGGCACAGCTGCTCCATCAACATCAGAAAGTTGTGTTATAAATTTAGTAAGTCAACCTACAAAATTAAGCTTATTTGTCAACGATGATCCTACAAGTAGTGATATAACAGAATTATTTTTAACGGGTCTTAACATCGCAGATGGTAATATTTGGGCTGTCAACTTTGGAAGAATTAATTCAGAATTTCTGCAATCAGATTCTAATAGCCAATATTATTTAAGAGCAGGAACATTTGAACCTGGACTTCAGCCTACTGTATATCAAACAGCATCATTACGGTCAGAAGCAGCAGCAGGAACACTTTCAAAAATCAATACATATAATACGTCTGGTAGCTTTTTAATTATAGGTTCGCAAAGTTTTGAAGATACTTCACGTTTTATAAACGCAGGTACAAACATTCAAAATACAACACATTTTTCAGGAGATGTATCTTTTATTAACTTTTGGTCAAAAGATTATACTGATAGTGAATTTATATCATATGCTAAAAATCCTTTAAACTATAGTTCAAAAAATGTAAAAAATAATTATAATTTTATGACGCAACAATCCGGAAGTCATCAAAAGGTAAGAATACATACATCAGGAAGACAAGCTACTACTGCCTCTAATAGTCAAGGTGAAATAAGAATATTTGATTTTAGCCAAGAAAATAATCATCTTATTGGTAACAGTTTTGAATCAAACGTTACTTTATTTAAAAATAAAAACTTTATTAGGGAATTTATTTCTCCTAATTTTGATTTAAATTCCAGTGAAAATAAAATAAGAGTAAGAAGTATTCAAGATACAAACTTACTATCAGCTAATCCTTTTGCAACTATAGCACCAGTATATGAAGTAGATCCTGCAGAAGAAGTTTTTGACGATACAAGATTTTCAATGGACATGTCTGTCATGAAAGGTTTGAATGAAAATATTGTAAACGCATTTTCAGATTTTGATGAGTTAGAGTTAGCATTAGGAAAACCTAATCTAATGTTTAGTGAAAATTATCACGATCTTTATAATTTAAGAAAAATTTATTTTGAAAACTTAATTGAAAAATTAAATCTAAATAAGTACCGAGAACTTTTTAAATGGTTGGATAATGCATTTACTGATATTGTTTTTAATTCTTTGCCGAGAAATACTAAATTTTTAGGAGTTAACTTTGTTTATGAATCACATATGCTCGAAAGAAATAAATTAAAATATTTGCACGATGAAATTTATCTTAAATCTTTACCAAGAAGTGCTGATAGAGGTAACATATTTTTAAGTCAATTTGTTGCAAAAATTAAAAAAGGATAAACATGGCGTCATCAGTTATAACACATAGCTTTAAAGCTAAAAATGAAAAAGAAAAGCTTCGCCTGAATTCACGTGTATTTTACGAGAAACCTGGTACATTCACGTCAGGTTCAATTGCATCAGAAAGAATAGGATTAACAACACTTAGGGAAAGCGCAACCTCAACAGAAGTAATTACAGATGACACAATTGGAGGAACCAAAGAAGGCCCGGTCACAATTCTTGGTAATGATTTAACAAATAATATCAGTTTTTTTAGATATGGTAAAGATGTTAAGTCTGTTAAAAATCTGCTTAACGATAAGTTGACGCCTAATATTACATTAGGCAGAGAAAACGATATTACTTCTGATAATCATCTCGATCACGGATTAGAACTCTGTTTTTATGGTCAAAATAGTTTTTTTAAAACTTACGATTATGAAAATGAAAGATTAATACCTTTTGATGATATAGAGGGGAAACCAGAAGCAAAATCATTTATTGGTAAGACAGATGCAGAAAAAACAGGGTATCCATATGTTTATGATACCCGTCGAAATTATGACAAATTTAGAGATCCTGATGAAGCTTCGTTAGATGGTGCAATTGAAGTTTTTAACGTGAGAAGTTCTCCTATTAATACAGGTTTCTTAGACCTGCAAATCAAAGGCGCCCGAGGTCTTTTCGGAGTAGGCAATTGGGAATTGACTCAACATACAACAGCCGGTAAAAAAGGATCGCCTCTTGTTTCTGAAAGATTTGAAATTAAACAATCTTCATACGACTTTTTTGAAGATGCTGCAGAATCAATACTAAACTTATCAATAGAAGGATACATTTCGGATGGCCTTTATAAATCTTCACCGTTTGTTGAAAAAATAGATTATTTAAATTCAGAATATGAACATTTGTCACCCACTCAAAAAACAGACTTGCTGGCCATTTCTAGTAGAGACGATTCAGAATTAGGAACACGTTTTAAAAGTAGAGATAACGGTATTATAATAACACCGTTTTATAAGTTGACAGAGCAAAGATGTTTTGGAACAGATTCAATTGCTTTTCGTGGACTGCTTAAAGGATAAATATGCCCAAAATAGTTAAAATAAGAGATTATAACCCGCCCAATCTTTTAGGAGACTTTTCTTCTAACGATATATCATCTGCTTCCGGAACAGATTTGGGTAGTGCTGACTTTTATAATTACAACAACAATAATAGTATTAGATTGTGGTTAAGGTTTAAATCAGGAAACCCGGAAGATCTTGTTAAATATGATGTTAATAATACACCGGCCATAACTTATCAAGGCACAGAAGAAATACAGGTATTGCCAGTCTATAATAGCAGAATGCAATCTGCAAAATTTGACAACGTCACAAATCAATTTGCTTTATTGACGTTCCCGGGCGGTTCAGGAAATAATAATATTATAACATTTGGCGATGGTGCTGCTAATGATTTACCTTTTAGCGTAGGTTTTTGGTTTAGGAAATTACCAGAATCAGACGGAAGCGATGCACCTGATTATTTGTTTTTCAAAGGAAAGGCAGACGCATATGCTGAATATGCTGCCTGGTATGATCCTAGCGATGACAATTTGTATTTTGACCTTTTCGCAGGAACCACATCTGATAGACAAAGAATATATGTCAATGCATCAGAATTAAGCGACAATCAATGGCATTATTTAACATTTACATATGACGGAAGAGGAACATCATCAGGAAATGTTCCTGCAGATGGCATGACTATTTATATTGATTCTACAAGACAATCTCCAGCAAAAAGTCCTGCTGGAACTTACACTTATACTGATGGTGTGTCAGAATTATTATATATTGCAGGTGTTTACGATGGCGGCGGCGGTCACCTTGAAGCAGATGGAAACATGGCTGAGTTTGCAATATGGGCTAAAGAACTTTCGCTCGAAGAGATTAAAGCAATATATAATTGGACTCGAGAAGATTCTGTCGTTAAATCTGGTTATACTAACCTACCTCCCAGAATAAGGCTTAGAGGTAATGACAATCGACCTGGTTGTTACCCAACAAAACATCGAATGGGCGACAAGGACAGGAGTGGAAAAGCAAGTATATTTTATGAAGATCTTCCAATACAATTCGGTAATGAAATAAAAGATGATTTTACAAATGTCCCAAATACAGACTTGATAACAACAGGAACAGGATTTGATTCTAAAAAATGGGCAGTATCACTAGGAATGACTATTAGGAGAGAATCGATTCAAAGCAATGCAGGTTCTGCAACTATTGACAGATGCGCGACTTTTTCTGGTGCAGGAATTTCTGGAAAAAGATTTTTAAGATCAAGACAGAAAATAAGAAATCCTTATCGCTTTTATTTTGAGTTACTTCAAGGTCCATATCAAACATCAGCAATATTACTTAATTTACGTGCAGGAGATGTTAGTGAAACGCTCAAACTTCAAATAGCAACAGATACAGCATTTACTTCACCAATCACAATCGCGACTTATGTGCCTACGCCAAACCCAACAAAAGAATATAGTCTGGTAGGTCCGAATAGAAAACCAAGAAGAATTATTTCTCTTTCACTGTCAGACTTCCCTGATTTAGGTCAAGAATACTATTTTAGATTTGTGCAAGAAACGTTTAGTAGTAATAAAAATGTTTGGGCAATTGCAAATATTGAAGTTGAATATGCTAATCAAAATATTAGATATCCTTTGTTGTTAAATCACTCTGACAACGCAGGCAATAAAATGGCCAACGCAATATTAGGTAATGCAAATATTAGCGGGTCACTGACAGGAACAGGAAGGTCAGTGAAAGGCATTTCTGACTTAGGTAATCCATTCCAGGATTTTTCTGAAACAATTTCTGCTTTTAATGAAACATTAGTAATTGAAAAAGCTGATAATGAATTTTTTAATCAAGGGTTAAATTCTGACATATACCCAGGTTTTTCATCACCGACTCGAAGCAAAACAAAATTTACAATTGACTTAAGTCCTGACGAAGAAACGACTTTTGGTTACGTAGACAAAGTATCAAATACATATTCAAATGTATCGACAGATACCTCCGCTGTTGGCCAAAAACTAATGATTTACTGGAACAATAATTTAAAAAAATGGGAAAAAATAGGACAACCTTTACATTTTAACAATCTACCATTGCCTGGTGCCGGATCAGATACTAATAACACCGGGTCAATTGGTTTATTAACAGAATCCTGTTTAGGTTTTAGTTCTAATTTAAGAGCATATGGAAAGTCTGATGGATCTGGAACACCAGTGTTTACAGAATTTTTTAATGAGGCCGCTTTAAAAACCTCTAATAAAAAAACAACAACTTTTAATTTTCCTTTCGGGCCACAATACAATGCAACAGGAAGTCAAACAGTCAAAGCAAAAGATTTAGGCATTACAAAACCTTTTTTATTAGAAAAATGTTCAATAGAATTTAAATCAAAGTTGGAAATGTATAGTGCTGGTGCTCAACACACTCCGCAACAAAGAGCATACCGAATAAGACTTTACCAAGGCGACGATTTATCTCGATCTGATGTTGATTTCCTAGGAATACAATTAATCACACCTACATTTTTTATGTTAAGGCAATTTAAAGATAATTTTATTTTTAATAACAGGTTTTCAGGAAACAATATTAGCAACGCCACAATTTATAGTTCAAGTATCGAAATTCCTGGTAGCTTTAAAACCGGTCAAAACGGAACAAGTAGAATTTATGTAGATACAAACAGAGAATTAATAACGTATGGTCAAATTGGTTATTTTTTAACATCGAGTGTAAATTCCATGTTTGCTGATGGATACGCGAATCAATCAGTTAACGATTCAGATGGCAATGAAATAACATCGTTAAACTTTGTTGAGGCTGGCCTTTCTTTTGACGAAAATGTAATTAAAACTTTACCCAATGAAAACCCTAGGCGCTTAACAGGCAGCTTTGCAATAAATTTCAATACAAAATATTCAGCAAAAACTCCTAGTAACGGCACTACTTCAATGAATCATGGTTTTTTCTATGAAAATTTAGGAACAGTTTCATCTTTTTCAGATGAAATTACATTTAAAAATGAATTTTCAAAAACACACACTGATTTAAAATCAAGCAGATCAATTGTTAATAATATTGACAGTTTTAGTGGGATCAATGAATTAATTATACCTGACCCTTTAAGTGTAGGAGTGGCACCTACAACAACAACAGTTCCAAACGCTGTTGCTAGCGAAAAAATATCTCCGTATGTAATTTTACCAGAAGATGAATTAATTTTAGGTTGGCAGTATCCACCCATGGAAAACCCAAAAGATGAATCTCCTGCTAGCGACTCTACAAAAGGTCTTTACTCAATGACGCTTTTTGGTAGTTCCAAACTTCATCTTTATGGTTCAGAGGTAGTCGAAAATAAAGAATATCACGAAACAGTTAATCAAAACTTAACATCTTGTGCAGTTTATGAACATATTATTGGGGATGAAAAAGTTGTTGATCAATGGCAAGTGGCATATCGAGGTGAATTAACAGGAAGTTATAGTTTATTTATCCCTTACAAATGGTCTGCTGTTGGTTTTGTAGATAGTTCAACTCAATCAACACAAGCAATTGTCGCAGTTGGAAATCACTATTTCCAACATAAAAATAATATAGCGTTTCAAGATCCTAAATACAAAGTTAACGACATATCAAAAATAAACCCGATTCAAAAAATTGGTTTATTTTCAACAAGAAGATCTGTAAATCCAAGTGAAGACGCATTTAATCTTGCGTACAATCTTTACATAAAGAGCTTTTCGGCTTCGACCTCAAGAAATTTTGCTGAATTTTTTAAAAATCATTTTAAATATTGGGCGTCAGAAAACGGAATTACGTCTTTAGCTATTCAAGATCGAGACAGAATATATGTAGATTCAACAAAAACACAATCTGATTTTTATGATGACTCTTATTATGGCACGTATGGCCGCGCAGACGATACACCTCCCGATGGAGGCCTGTACAGCGATAGGAGTCGATCTGAGCTTGACAGCATGTTTAGTACAAGATTCTCAGGGTACAATTTCAATACTGCGCACTTTGGCTACTACGCTGATATGTTTCAGCAAGGCAAAGACAGTAAATTTAAAGTGACCCCACGTCAAGGGTTTACAACCGGTTTTGACATATCTGTTAATTCATCAAGTCCAGTCAAAATACAGTTTGTTAGCGGTTCATTTCAAGATGATCCAAGTATTAAATCATATGCAAAAAAGAATGTTGAAACATATCTTGATGAATTTCATTTTCAAAGCTCAAATTTAAGCACCGCAGCAACCAGTTCAATGCCTTTTATTGATGACAATCAAACACATAATCGCAGTTATTTAGAACAAGAATTTATAGCAGTACCAATATTTTAATGAATAATTTTAGACAAAGATAAGTAGTAGTATGGCAGGAATATTAGATAAAAAAACAAGATTTATTGACCTTATTGTAACTCAAGAAGGCAAGCGCCAAATAGCGTCCGGCAAACTAAGAGCGGAATATGCATCTCTGACAGATATGCATTCATTCTACAACCCTGGGTATACATACTCAGAAGTAACAGACCGAATATATTTTCAACCTATGGAAAGACCAGAACATTCGCTTGTAATGGAAAAAGATGATAGTGGAAAGCTATTCATGTTTGATCATTCACCTACGGGTAGCATAGTAGGCGACGCGATATTTGAAAAAGAAGCAATAATTGAATCTGATTTGCATAAACTCAAAATTGCAACAGGATCTCAGTTTGCTTCTTTAAGTGAAGGGATAGAAAAAACTTTTTTAAGACATTTTCAAAAAAATCATTTTATTGCTTCAAATGATGATATAGGCGATCGAGACTTTACTTTAAGTAATAACGATTTAACGTTTACAATAACAAACACAATTCCGTTTGAAAATGGACCAAACCCTGAAGTTGTTAATGTTAATAATGCTGAGCCTTTTATGTTAGATTCAAAATTAGCGCATCTTCCTAATTTTCAATTTTTACCGCCGGTGAACACAGACGGTTCTGAATACGGCAGCTATACAGACATTCGAAATACTAATCAAGAAGGTTGGAAAGATATAATTAGTAGAATAGGCTCAAAAGCTTTTTCTGAATTAAACATTGATGTCAAAGATGAAGTTGACACTAAAAACAATACAAAAGGTGATATATCTTTTTCTAAACTATTTGACAATCAATCTTTAAGAGTTATAAAAGAATTTAAAACAATTAATTTTGAAAAAACATCAAAAGAAAACAACTTAATGATTCAAATGTTTCAAAAAAATAAAAATTTGCTTCAAAAATTAGACATTATCGATGGCGGTTTTTTTGTTGATGACAATGATCCTAACGAATATTTTGAAAAACAAGTTTTCTATGTAGGTAAAATTTATTTAGACGATTATAATACACCGACTTTTATTAATTTATTTACATTGATATTTGATTGAGGGTGACAAATGATCATTATTAAAAAACAAAACAACAAAAAAATATTAGCAAATAAATCTTCATTAAAAAAGCCAAAGCTTGTTAAAATTGAAAAAATCAAGGACGAATCTGGTAATTTTGAAAATATATATCACTATGACATATTCGTAGATATTGATAAGCGAAATGCAATTGAAAAAGATTTGCAAACAATTGAAATAGAAAAATTAGAATCAACATTTGAAAAAATTAATTTTAGGGAAAAGATATTTGATAATATAGACACATCCAACACAAAAGCAATTAATCTGGTTGCGAATAATGCCCTTAAGATTAAATTACATCAATCAATCAATAAAAAAACAAATTTAAATATTCAAAAAGTTGGCTCAATATCTACTGACAATATATTTGATAGCAAAAACATTTCAAAGCTTAAGTCAAAAATGTTAGGAAATAAATCAGAATCTGAAGTATTTGGAACAGTTAAAAGATTAGCGCTGTTCCAGGGTGAACAAAGCCAAACAGACAGAAAAAACTTAATGTCAAAACCTCAAAAAAGAAAAGATAAAATTGACAACACAGAAAAATTTCAAACAAAATACAATAAATTAGTCAGTGCAGGTATTGATCCTGCTGTTAGATTGTCAAAAATTGTCAAAGATAACAGCAATCAAGGTTTAGAAAACAAAAGAAAAGGAAGATTTACTAGGTTGACCAGGTCAAAAAAAGAAACAGGAATATATAGCTACTTAAACAATGTAATTAAAGATAATAATGTCACTAAAAGCGTAAAAGATAATTATAGCCTTAGAGTTGTAGAAAAAAACGCAAGAATTGGAACAGTTACACAGAGAGTAAAATTTTTAGAAAGTCAGCTTTTGCAAGGAGCCAATAGCGAAATTAACTTAATGGCAGTTGTAAGAGATAAAACAGGCGTCGCAATTGAAACAATTCCAATTAAGATACAACATAGTAAAGAAAAAAAAGTATTCAAACAGCCAAAAATTGACTTTGAAATAGAAGCTAACAAAACATCTTCCGGGCAAGTTATATTAAAAATAACTAATAACGAAAACGTCGCTAGACATTTCAATGTTTATTCCCGTCAGCTTAATGAATATTTACCACAAGACAAGATTGACTATGAACTTAAAGTAGGTAATGTTAATGTACCTGGAAAAGGTAGTATCATGTTGTTTAGAAAAGGATATCATTTCAAATCAAACAGACCGGTCTTTTTTAGAGTTAATGTTACATATGATCAAAAGGAATATTCTAACGCTCGGTTCGCGTCAATCGAATCAGGACGTAAATTAGGATCGATAAACTATGCAGGTTTGTCCGCGATTATTCAAAATGAAAGAATTGCAATTCAAGTAAGAAATATTGATTCAAATGTAAAAAAAGTTGAATTACATAGAAGAGATTTATCAAAAAAAGAAAGAAATTTTAAAATTACAAAATCCTATAGCGATAAACCTGGTAGGCTTTTAGAAAACAATAGAGGGAAAATTATTAAAAAATCTTCCTTTAATAACATTTTTACTTTTTATGATGATGATGTCGAATACGATCATACATACGAATACAAAGCCCTGTTATATGATGACAACGGCAATAAACAATTATCTTCTACAAGTGCAATAGAAAATTATACAAAAGCTCATGGAGTTATTGACATGTCTGTTGAAAAAACAGTTACGTCAATTAGGGGTAATCAAAAATTTCTAACGCTGTCAGGTAAAGTAACAAGAAAAATTAACGATGCAGACAAAATATTCCAGGACTTGTTTGGTAGGTATTATGACCTCTTTGAAGAAGATTTAAAAAAAATCAAAGACTTGAATGCAATAACAATAAATTTACTAATAGAACTTATTAATAGAGATAATTCTGACATTACAAGATTGTCTGAAGTTTCTGTGGATAGCGGTGGTAACTTTAATACACGAATAACAATACAAAATAATAATAATTTTGCTATTAAAATTACACCACGATTAATGCCACCTGCTGAAATATTATCAAAAGTAAATAACAACCTTCCCAATCTGGCAGCAAAAAATAGATTTTCCCCTGTTAGTGCGTTCAATACAGCTGCAATTAAAAGATCAATTCAACTTTCTGCGAACCAAATTGTTTCTAGTATGGGAGACAAACACTCACAAAGAAGTTCACGAGTTAAAGGAAAAATATTAGATCAAAAAACGCAATTAAACAAAACAAGCTTTGACGCATATTACGATGGAAATACAGGAGATGTTAGATATATTTTAGAAGATAATATTTTAAATAAAAACTATGAATTGATATCCGTGAGTTTAAAAAACAAGAATGTCAAATATTTAGAATTAGATAGCGAAAAAAACACAAAGGATAATCAAAAAAACATAAATAGAAAAAAAGAATATTATTTATCAAGTTTTGCGACAGAAGATAAATTAAAATTAATTGATTATTTTATAATGCTTTACGAAGAAAACGGAAGTACCGTAATCGATGGTTTTGCATACAACCTACCCTTTAACAACACTATGTCAGTTAATTACCTTTTTAAAACACCTGTGTTATATGGTAAGATTAATTTTTATGCACAGCCTATATTAAAAAATGGGAAAATGCAAAAACCTATTCTAATTAAAACGTTGTACAAAGACGATGAAGGAATTAAATGAGTTTTAAACCAAACAAATCAAAATTTAAAGTTTATAACAAGCCAAAAGCTACGCAAAATCAATCAGTGAAATTACCTGTTTCGATAGCAGCAACAGCGTTATCTTTAACTGCACAAAATATTTCATACCGGTCAAAAGAAATAGCAAATATGTCTGATGAAGAAAGTTCATCAATTGACGCAACAAAAAATAGAGATACATCTTCATTCTACGCTGAAGTATTCAAAAGAGGCATTAATACACTAAGACCTGAAATTGTAATGATTAATGAATATTCTCCTATAGTAACAGGCAGATCTGTTCAAGAAAAACAAAATTCAATAAGCGTGCAGTATGGAAACAATACTTTTGTTGAAGTAACAAACACAGCCAGACTTTTAGAATTGCATCAAATGTTAAAAGAAAATGCAATAAATACAGCAGAGATATTAATTAAAAGATACACTTCAATTCCTTCAAGAGTAGATTTAATCATTAACAATATGTCATCAACTTTAAAAAGCCACATTAACGAAATATATGATATTAATTTAGAAAAAATGAGAACAAATTTGCTAAATAAAACTTTTGAAAAAGTTAATAATGTTTCAATTAAAAATCAAATTAACCAATTGACACAAGAAACCTTAGTACTGGTTTCTGATTATGTTATGAACGATTATATTGCACAAAAAATTATGTCATATATTGCAAAAATATTCGATTTTAAAGAATCTATTGAATCTTCTATAGAATTAAATAGGGCTTCTAAGGTTTCACCTACGATTACTAGTCAAAACTCTAAAAGCAAATTAATTAAAAATACATCTCCGCTTAAAAAAGTTTTATCACCTAAAAATTTATTAATACCAAAAAATAGGGCACAAACGCTAAGTAGTGTATTTTCCAATTCAAAAAATATTTTAAATAACTTCGCCAGTAACGCAGAAGAAAAAAAGATTAACCCGTCAAAAGAATCAAATTTTGAAAATTTTTTAGATATTACAAATTATTTAAGATCTTTAGTGTTTTTAAATGATACAATAACAGACATAGAAAATGAAAGCCATGACAATAATTCTAAAGATGTATTAGGTAGTAAAAAAGGAAATTTAGGAATAGCAATTAACAATTTCAAAAGCATCACTTTTGCAGGTTGCTTTGGTTCTGACCAAAGAAAAACAAGAATGCGGCCTAATGAAGAAATGTTAGGTGATAATATCAATGATGTATTTAACGATATTGGTGCTGATACAAATTATGAAGCATTTTCTGAACTGATGGCGGCAATGTGTTATGATCAAGTCTCTGGTGCTACTGAATTTCAAAGATCATTCAATAAAATAGACAACGATTTATCAAACGGCAAATCGTTTATAACACTCGCAGAATTATTTGAAAAAGAAATAGCACAGCAATTATTAGTTTCTAAATATAAAAACTATTTTAATAATCTTGAAAAAGATAATGACAAAGTTGGTAATATTGTAAAAAAAATGTTTAAAAAAAGACAATCACCTTACGATGCAAAAACATTTATACCTTTTGAAACAAACAATACAATAGCTTCTGAAATATACAATAACAATGAATATTTCCCTGCCGAAGAAATATACTTTACGTCAGCGCTTAAAAACAAAGATAACAATTTTCAAGAATTGGAAAATTTTATAACAGAAATTAAAAGCAGTTGGGAACAATTTTCTGAAAATATAATTAAATCTTTAGGATTGGATTTTGACGATGAAGGCAAAAAAACACAAGATTCCTTAAACACAGTTGACCAACTTAACCCAATTAGTTATTTAAATTATTATTTGAATTTATTAGCAGACGATTTAGAAGCTAATTACATAGACTCGGGTACACGTAGGAAAAAAAGTTTAGTAGGACTTTCTTTATTGCTTAACAATGCAGATAGTATGGGTTGGACAGTTTCTAGCTTTAAGTCGACTCTATTAGGTGCCTTAATAAATGAAGGAATAGGTGCACCCGCATTGTTGTCAAATCAAAATAGCGAAAATTGGATCGAAGGAAAAGGTGAAGGTGTAATTAACACATTATACTCAGAAACAGAAAAACAAGTTGAAAAAAGCTTTCGTCGCCTTTTAGACAATATTAATGTTACAAATTACCCGAAAGGTAAAAGAAGCTTTCCTGACGGCGGTGACTATAGTATTACGTTAACAGCAACCGGACTGTTTGACGGTACATTAGGAACTTTCAAGCCGGGGGTAGGGCATTTTGTCGGTGTAAGTTCTGATGATCATGTCAAAGGTGAACCAGACGATAATTTTAAAAGATATAACTACGGACACTCAGGCGCTGCAGACGTAGATTTAACGGAAATGATGAATTTAAAAGTAACAACAGATTGGTTAGGCCCGGTAATTGCAATTGCTGTTGCAGTACTTGTTATAGGAACCTTAGGAATTGGCGTAGGTATAGCAGCAACCGCAGCCGGTATAACAACATCAGCAACAGTTATAGGTGCTGCAATTGCAGGAACTGCAGCAGCAACTATGATAGGTGCAGGTATAACATCTGCAGTGACTGCAGAAGCCGTCAGTAAATCTGACCCTGTTGGAATTCAAATTACATCATCAGGTCTATATACATTTCACACAATTGTCAATTCTGGATTGATTGCCAGCGTAAATGATAAAGAAAATTTACACATGCCTAACATAACAGAAGAAACAGTATCCGGATCAAATCTTTATTTTTTTAGAAATGCGCAAGGTAATGGTAAATTTAAATTTATTGAAAATGATCATCCAGGTAATTTTGGTGGTCTAAGAAACTTTAGCGCAGTTCATCGATCTTTTTTGTTTCATTACTTTGCGGTTAACTTATTATCACAAACACAAAGAATTAAAATTTACACGACTGAAGGCTCATGGCCAGACGGTCCTGATATAAAAATTTCTTTTAAAATAAGCAGAATGCGAGGATTAATAGCAGCTTTGAGAAACGAAGAAATTAGTTCAAGTGCAGTTCAAAGTGAAAAGCAAGCATATCAAAATGCGAAAGAATTGATATCAGAAATTAAAAACAAAATAATAAGAAGAAAAGAACATATATTAGGTTGTTTGTCAGTTATTGATGATAAAATATCCAGCCTTGAAAATACTCACAAAAAACTCAAAAACTTTTTGACAAGCACAACTAATGATAATTTTGCAATAATTAGGAAAAAATTAGAAGAAAACCAATTTTTTGAAAAAACTTCTGGTTTATTAACGCCTTCTTATAAGGATTATTTAGCAAAATCTTATTTTCAAAATTATGTAAGGTCTGACGCTAGATCATCTTTATTTGCTAAGTATGATAAAGATGACTTAAATGATTTAAAAATAATGTATCGTGTTTTGACAGCTGAAAATTATGGTTTTTTAGAAAAAGAGAAATTTGGTAGAAAGAATGTTTATCACGTAGGGATTCCAATTGGCATGATAGATTACTTGCGTAGAGAAGGATTTAAAGAAACAGGCGACGAGGACTATTTAGACTCAACTTTGATCTGTATTACACTTTACAAAAACAACCAATTAAATCCAGAAATTGATTATGTACCAAAACAATTTATTTTTGACATGTCAAAACACATTTTCCCTTGCACATACAATAAGAACGGAAGTATTACTTCGTCAAATCATATTAAAAATTCAACTGATGATAAAAACTTAGAAAAGATAATTAAAGATATGGAAATATTTATTTTTAATGATGATTCAAATTTTGGGTTCAAATCAAACGGCTCTGGTTACGAAGGTATCGTAGGCAACAGGACAAGTAAGACAGAAAATAATTACGGAAGTAAGATTAAAAGGCAAGCATTGCTTAATCATATATTTGATTATTATTTAAAAATGTATACAAAACTAACAGCTGGTTTTGATGTAAATGAATCGACTTTTTTGTTAAATAGTGAAAATATATTTTCTGGACAAATTGATAATCAAACTGGCAATGAAATTAAAAATCAAATATATAATCGATACTTAAGAGACTACCCAGGAGTTGCTAATGATGCTACTCAAAGAGAAATATTTTCCCGGTCGATTAATTTAATCGCAAGTTCAGTTATTTTTAGTTCTAATAATAGATTAAAAGAAATGATGTCTATGAACTGCTTTGAAAGAATATTTTCAATTTTGGTAAATGATAAAGATTTTATAGTCGACACAGAAGAAGACGGCACCAGTCAACTATACGAAAACGTACCTATATTAAACCTTACAGGAAAGTTAGCACGCCCTAAATTTAAAGCAAATTTGCAGCTTGATAAAAATAGTAAAAAAATTAAATCTTACATTAAAGAAAATCAAGAAAAAAGTACATCAATGTCAGGATTTTCTGTTGAAATAGGAATTCTTAAAAAATGGTAAAATACTTATGAATATTTTTAAAAAGCTTAAAGAAGTAAAAAATAATATTGCCTCAAAAAATATTGAAGCAAGTAAAAATTTAAGCCCAGGCCTACTTAAAAATTTAGCGTCAAGTTTAGAAAAAGCAATGTTTTCAGATTCAGGAAATAATTCATTTGATATATCTGCCAAGTCAATTATGTCAAAAACATCATTTACTTATGATATACCAGAAATTGAAAATTTAGAAATTAATTTTGTATACAATTATTTTACAAAAGACGAAAGAAGTCCAACGTCATCAAGCAAATCAGAAAAAATTATTAATATACAAGTTGAAACAACGTCAGACTTTTTATATAATGTTAGAAATGAACAATTGCCAAGATATGTAAAGTTTAGTTTTAAGCCTCCACGTGACCCTTTTGCTAAAATAGCAACTGCAAATGATAAAACGTTAATTGATAATTTAGAAAAAATTGCAAAAGAAGGCGCAGGATCAGATAAATTCTTTACTGGCGTAGAACTTAAAGATTCTGGTGAAGAAAAAACAATATACGCAAATCTTAAAAATGCAGGATTTATAACGCAAATTGCAACGCCACTTGATTCTTCGCAAGCTATAGCAAAAAAAATATCGAATATCAACAGTGATCCTTCCGGAATAACAGGATTAGGTAAAAAATATATATTAGAATCATTAAACCAGTTGAAAGATGATCAATTAACATGTGCACCTAGTGACGTCAGTCCTGAAGTTGCAAACTTTTCTGACAACCCAGTTGGGCGTCAAACATTTTCTGTTAAGTTTAATAATCTATTTATTGACGATATCGTTAAAAAAGGAAATAGGTTACCTACAAGTGTTTTTCAAGATGAATTATACGAACTATCAAAAATAACAAAAGAATACCAGTCAAACACTCTTTCAAAGATTGGTAATGACCCAACAAAATTATACGAAGATGAGTTTGTTAATCACGTATCAGCATTTGAAATAATTAAATCAAATGTAGAAAAAAAATCAAAAGCTGTAAAGAAAGCGATCATTGAAAAGGATTATGAAGTAACATTGTTAGGTTATCTTATTGAAAAAACTGAAGTGTTACCTGATGAAAGTGTCATAGTACATGAACCTTTTATTGTTAATGACCCGCAAAAGCTTTTTGTCAAAGATGATAAAGTTCGTTATGGCGGAAATTATGTATATACTGTTCGAACAGTTTGTCAAGTTATAACACCTGTATTGAAGGTTGACCCTGATAATCCTATTTTAGATGAAGTTGTTTTAGCAAAATTTGTAATGGCTTCTGAGGGTGTAACAAATTCAATTTTGTGTCAAGAAAAAGTTCCTCCACCGCCTCCCACAGCAATTAGACCAAGGTTCAATTACAGGAAAAAACAACCGGTTATCAATTGGCAGTTTCCCGTAAATCCCCAGCGTGACATTAAAAGATTTCAAATATTTAAAAGGCAAAATGTTAATTTTCCTTTTACATTGGTCGCTGAATATGATTTTGATGATTCTATTAGTCGGACATCTGTTAATGAAATAGCAACAGATGAAAACTTATTAACCATGCAGTTTCCAAAAACAACGTACATTGATGAAAACTTCAGTATTGCTTCAACGCCTATTTATGCAATTGCTTCAGTTGATGCTCACGGAATGACATCAAATTTAAGCACACAAATTCAAATAAGATTTGATAGGTCAAAAAATAAAATGACTTCAAAATTGGTAAGTAGAGAAGGAGCTCCAAAACAGTATCCAAATATTTACCTTGAGCAAGATACTTTCAAAGATGTAATGATGTTAAGTGATTATCAACGTATGCACGTATTCTTTGACCCAGAATATTATAGGGTTTTAAAAAATGATAACTCTAATTCACGCAAAAACATAAAGTTAGAAAAAGATCTTAAATTAATTGCATCAGATCCAGACAATTCAACGTATTCAATTCAAATTCTTAATATTGATAATCAAAAAGATGCAATTATCAATATTAAAATAAAAGACAAATCAGGAACGCCTCAACGCGTTTCATCAAAAACTATAACAGGATTATAATTAAAAATTTTTACATAAAAAATATATATTTTATATTTAGTATTAGTTAGGAGAAATAAACATGGGATTTTTAGACCACAGTACAAACAACATTATTGTTGACGCTGTTTTAACAGATATAGGCCGTCAATCTTTAGCAAGAAACGATGGGTCTTTTAGTATATATCAATTTGCTCTGTCAGATGATGAAGTTGATTATGATATTATTAAGCAATACGGAAGAACAGTCGGAAAAGAGAAAATAGAGAAAAATACACCTGTATTAGAGGCATTAACACAAGGTAGTTTGGCTTTAAAATACCCGCTAATTAGTGTGTCAAATGAATTTATGACGCATTTACCTAGTATGACAATTACAACTTCAGAAACTCCTGTTACATTTAGTAGAAACAGTAATATTTCTCTTAAAAACGTAACGATTGATATCGCTACGACAACCGGGGTAGATATTGAATTTGACTTATTAGACGGCGAGTTGATGATCGAAATGAACAATATATTCCTAACAGTGTCAGGAGAAGCACCTGACATCATTTATACAGACAATATCGCAGTTTATCGATATCCGACTGCGCAAGAAACGTCTGGTGATACAATTACAACTCAAATACCACTTACCCTTAAAAGCTTTTCTCAAACTACATTTAATACTTACTCAGTTGCTGGTACTAGTTATATACGTACTTACGTCAAAGTGACAGGTTTAAACTCGGGCTTGAGCAAAACTTTTGAAGTTCAAATCTCATAAAGGTGAAAAATGGCAACTTTTAAAACAATATCTAGTGCTGATATTAAAACAACACGATCTAACCTTAATCAATTAATCGATTTTGTTGAAGAAGACATATCTGGTTCAAATACAAGGAAAACATACCAAGTTTTTGTAACAGGCACAACAGCTGATACTGGTGTAACTTCTTCATTATATCAAACGGTTTTTGATCAAAACCATCAGCTACAGACTGCTAATGAATTGTTTGATATGACAATGGGCTTATTTTATAACGGTGGAACTGTGACCGGTTCATCTACAGGTACAGATGCAAATGGTAAGCTTCTTTTTCCGTCAGAATCTTTAATGATGAGAGAAAAAGTAAATATTTATAGGCAACATGCACAGTTGTTATTAGGGGATGCACAGTCACGCTTTGTAGCACCTTTTGGCAGTTCAGATTCAGTTAATAACATAGATGAAGCGCTCTTTATTAATTTTAAAAGATTGTTTGTAAGGGATGGTATTAAAAAAGAAACATTTGCAATGAGGTTTTTCCAATCAGCATCTGCTGCTGATCAAGCTGAAGACGCAGCAATTTCAGCAGTTGGTCAAACTAATATATTTAGAGGTACCACATCAGGATCAATAATCTTAACTGACGTAGGCGCAGCTGCAAATATAGAAAGATCAAATACAGGTGGAGATGTAGGCAACATTGTAAATTCTGCTAATACATCAGAAAAGATGGGTCTTTTATTTTATCAGCAAGGTATTGCAGTTTTAGACATGGCAAAAATTCTTTCTGGGACTCAAAAAATGTCCGGTTCTATTGCGGCAGTCGGCAATACAGGTAATAACATTGTAATGGGAAGAACGACTCAAGGTAATGTTGATGCAACGTTTATACCTGACTTTCTAGTTTCTGGTTCTATTGACGATATCGTTAAACACGTTGCATCAGTTAGATTCGGTAGCGGATCTCAAACATTTTTAACATTCCAAAATAATACACAAATTAATTCAACTTTAATATTTTGTAGAGCTACAGCAGACGAATTTAATTATTCTTCAAATCCTACATACACAGATTCTGACGGAAGAATTAAAGTTATTGATGAATCACAACAAGGAATACAAAAATCATTTTCTTTTGTAACAACAGTTGGTCTATATGATGCAAACGAACAATTATTGGCCGTTTCGAAATTAAGTCGACCTGTTGAAAAAAATGATGAAAAGGATTTAACCTTCAGAGTACGTTTAGATTTCTAATGTCTTTTATTAAAATTGGTAATAACTTTTTTGAACAGTCTACACTGTTGTTGCGTCCACAAGTTAATTTTGTGTCTTCGTCAGCAGGTATTACCGGTTCTGAAAAAGTTGCTGCTAATTTTTCAAAATGCATAAAAGAAATTATTGCTCCAGAAAAACAAAGTTTGAATCAAGTCACAGACAGAAGTTATGACGAAGATGATTTTAAAATATTGTCTATAATTGAAGATGCCAGTCGTTATACGCGACAGGGAAATACAAACATAAACGATTACTTAAACAAGTATATGCAATCTGTTGGCGATGCGCCTAATGATAATCGATTTTCAAAATTAATAAATGTCTTTAGATTTGATGTACCAGTTGCTTATAATCAAAACTTTAATATTAAAAATAATTTAAGAAAAAATTTAATTCCTTTCCACCAACATCGATATCCTGATGCCGGGTTTCACTATACCAATTATAATACTTTAAATTTTTACACTGGATCTAATTCTCCGCATGACGCATGTTTAATATATCCTAATAAAAATAGTGTATACACGCCTTCAAAATCTTTTTGTTTAAATTTTTGGGTTAACCCGAGATATAGTCAAGATAACAAAAATATAGATTATGATGCTGGAACAATCTTTCACATGTCTTCATCGATATGTGTATCTTTAATTAGCGGCTCATCAACTGACAAAAATAATTTAGCGTCAGATTTTAAAATTCTCCTTCAGCTAAGTCACAGTGCTGACACTTTACCTAAAACCATTGATTATAGTAATCTTACACACCCAAATGATTTAATATTTACATCATCACATACATTAAAAAAGAATCATTGGCATAATGTGACAATCCGATGGGGCAGTAGTGAATATAACAATTATGATGGCGCAATATTTATTGATGATAATGAAACAGAGTTTAATATTCCGTCCAGCTCTTTATGTCAATCAAATGAAATAATAACATTAGGAAATTATTTAAATACTAGTTCAACAAATGCAGCCAAATTTTTCAATAACACAGTCGGAACACAAGGTCTTACAATACTTAATGCCGGAACACCTAATGAACCTACCAATCAAAGTGACATATATGAATGTGGATTAAATGCAGAATTGCATGATATAAAACTATTTAACAAGTATTTAAATGACACAGAAGTTAACGCAGTTAAGTCTAAAGGTATAAGAAAGCAAAGACTCAACAATAGCGATTCTGCTGACATTTATAATAATCTTCTTTTTTATGTTCCTATTTTCTTTTATCCGTTAACTAGAGAAAGAGAAGTATTAGTAACACCTTTCCAGTCAATAACAGGGTCAACTACCAATGACCCATTTAACGTTCAATTTTCTTTTGGTGTGGGCGGGAAACATCTTAACTTAGAAAATTTTACAAAAGAATTTATACAAGAAGAATTTCCGCGGCTTCAATCATTAACCGGTTCATTACTCACAGGGACAATCGAAAACATAACGGCAGATCAATATATTTATAATACGGGTTCGCTGATTAGACGAAATAATTTTATTTTACCTAATGATAACGGTTTATTCAAACCTGACTATTACCCGTTATCTATATCTTTAGCTTCTAGTAGCAACTCTTATAAAAAGACTAACAACTTTGTAGATTACTCAAAAATTAGTTTAGAAAACTTAATCCCAACCAGCTCTTTATTTCCTGGATTGATATTTCAAACTGGATCTATATTTGAAACAATTGTTGGATCTACTCCTGAAAATCCAGGCGTAGCACCTGGGTCTGTATTAACCATTGCTCAAAGAACAAGAGATGTTTCAAGTAACGAAATAACTCTTTTTGATATATCGAATCTTTACTACGGAAACAAAATTCACCCTGGTAGCTTTTCAATAACAGATAGCAATTTAACAGGATCAGCCGGAAAAGTATCGATTAGTTTGTCAGATAATAAAAAAGGAAGCATATATCGGTCTGATTGTCTAACACAACAAGCTACGTGGAATAATGTAGGAGATATTCTTTATGAAGAGGGGATGGTTATAATTAAATCACCTCATCTTTTTTATTTTTGTAAAGATTCAATCGACATGTCTTTTAAAGGCGAACAGAATATTCATACAATGATTATGAACGTTCCAATATTTAAAAACTTATTTAATTCCTCCTCTAACGCAACTTTTAAAACAATACAGCCTTCAAATAACGTAAATGACAACAATGTTGAATCTTTTTACATAACTGCTATTAACATTCATGATGATAATTTTAATATTATAATGAAAGCACATTTTGCTCAGCCTATTTTAAAAACTGAGGAAGATGAATTTGTAATAAGACTTAAACAGGATTTTTAATTTGTTATTATCACTTGATATATCTACTTCAATAACTGGTTTTTGTGTATTCAATGAATGGAATTGTGTTCAATCCGGACATGTCGATTTAAGAAAAGAAAAAGACTTTTTTAAAAAAATTGATTTAGTAAAAGCAAAAATAGAAGAACTACACAAGCAGTATGATTTTAAAGCTGTGGCCATAGAAGAAGCATTTCAATCATTCGGACGAGGTTTATCCTCTGCTAAGACTCTGTTTACCTTGGCGAAGTTTAACGGAATCATCCAATATATTGTATTCTCTTTAAACGTAGATGCCACAGTGATTAACGTGAATAACGCAAGAAAACTTGTTGGTATTAAAATAAACAAAAAAGATAAAACAAAAAATACAAAAGAACAAGTTTTAGAACAGGTACAGAAGTTTAATTCAACTTTACTGTGGCCAAAAAGAATTCTTAAGAGTGGCCCAAGAAAAGGTTTGGAAATTTACGACGATTGCTGCTATGATAGAGCTGATGCATGGGTAATTGGTAAAGCACATTTACTTGAAAATAAAAATAAAACGTAGTAAAATAACAGTATGATTACTGTTAAAGAAAAAATAAGATTAGTTGAATCCTGCTTTGGAAAATCCAAATTATCTAATGACAATAAAAATATTGTTGTTTTTTGTCCTGTTTGCAAATCTCAAGGCAAAGATAAATTTAAAATGGCAATAGGTATTGAAAAAGGTATGTATCATTGTTGGGTTTGTGAGTCTAAAGGAAAAAATATAGGTAGGTTAGCTTTAAAATACTCAATTCAAAAGAAAGCAGCTGTAGAACTTTATAGTTATTTTAAAACGGATAAAGAAGATGAACAGTTACAAATTGAGAAAGAAAAGTCTGTTGTTTTACCTGAAGACTTTAGACTTATTGCAACAGCTAGAGGACATACAGCAAAGATTGCAAGAGCTTACCTTGAAAATAGAGGCTTTAAAGAAGAAGATATCGCCAGATTCAGAGTTGGAATTAGTAACAAATATGGATATAAAAACAGAATAATATTTCCTTCTTTTGACGAAAATCAAAAGTTAAATTATTACACTGCAAGAACTTACGATAAAAACAATAAAAGAAGATATCAAAATTGTAGTGTGTCCAGAAAAGATGTGATATTCAGAGAATTTGATATTGACTTTTCTCAAGAAATGATACTTGTTGAAGGTGTTTTTGATCTTTTACATACCCCATGGAATTCAACTTGCATTTTAGGTAGTTGGATTAATCATAAGTATAAAATATTTCAAAAAATAATTAAACACAAAACACCTGTTACACTATGTTTTGATTATGATGCATTAAATAAAACACAAAAAATTGCAAAGTCGTTATATGAACTTTGTGTACCAGTAAAAATATCTTATCACGGCAACAAAGATTTTGGTGAAATGAGCAAAAAAGAAGTTGATTATTGGATAAAATCAGCAAAACCTTTTAATAATGTTTCTCGAATATCATATTTAATTAAAGAAATAAGCTCAGGATCTATGTTTTAATTAAGAGGAATTATGGGAAAGCTAAATAGAAAACAGTTAAGAAATTTAATCATTAAAGAAATAAAAAAAATGGAAGAAGACGCAATTGTCGCAAAAATAAACCCGGGGGTATTGTCTAGACATGATGATCCTGGAAGGCAAATAATGTACAAGTCGTGCTCAGAATGTGGTTCAAAAATGTATGAAGGTGATAAAGTTTGTGAACAGTGCGGTTATTCATTAGCAGAAGAAGAAACACGCAAAGAGTACAATTCACTAAATGAAGGTGATTGTGGTGGGTGCGGATCATGTGGTCCTTGTGGCGGTGTCGACGATGCACCAGATTATTCAACAGATACAATGGGTATGGTAGACGTCTTGACACATGCGGGTTATGATGTAGATGCACATAAAGTTGGTAATCACAAAACATACAAAGGTTCTTATATGGCTAAAAGTCATCTATACAAAGTGAATAAATACGCAGAAAAACTTTACCACATGATACCTGACGGTCACAACCTTGAAGATTGGATGCGGACTAAGCTGGCTCAAATAGCTGATGACATTGGTGAAGTTTACCACGCATTAGATCATGATAAATTTGAAGGTGATGTGTAGATGCCTTATTTACTCCAAGATCTTTTTGAAGAAACAAAAAATCACGGAATAAAAAATAAAGACAAAAAAAAGATGTCCAGGTCATGTAAATATATTAAAAATTACAACCTGCTTCCGGAATTAGCATGTCCTAAACCTACTAGTGATTTACACAAAAAAGACGTTGAAGAACTTTTAAATCACTATCACAACCCATCACTTCCTAAGCATTTTCTTACTAAGTCTCATAAGTCTGTTAAGAAAATATTTAAAGATTATTGCAAAACTAATAATTTATATCCTGACTGGAAAACAATTAAGGACTACGGAAAAGATGTAAGCACAATTGTGGCTCATCTTAAACATAAACACGACAGGCCTAGACCTAAAAAGTTCTTAGGGGAAGAATATGATGAAATAGAAGATATGTTTAATTCTTCATTTCCTAGTGGCCACACAGCTTCTGCATACTTTATAGCAGAAACACTATCAAGTTTATACGAGTCACATCGCCATGACTTAAAAAAATTAGCCAGGTTAATTGGACATTCTAGAATTGAAAATGGTGTACATTTTCCTAGCGATGTATTGTATGGTAGGTTTATTGGTGAAACGTTAGCTGGTTTATGCAAACAAGAAGGTTTGTTAAATGATTTAATCGATTTTAATTTGACAAAAAAAGACATTAAAGATTGTAAAAATTACTTAATAAAGAAAAATAAAGATCCTAAACAGCTAAAACATAATATTGCTGAATTCATTTTGAGGTCAAACCAAATTGAAAATATTAGCTTAAATTATCAAGAGTGTTTAAATGCTTGTGAAAATTTCCTGTCAGGTTACCCAATTGATAAATGTACTAACGATAAAAATATATTTTCTCATTTAAACGGGTTAGTAACAGCTTATAAATTATTACCAATTGATAATCCGTACAAAATGATTCAAATTCACAAGTCTTTTAAGCATAGTTGTTTAGATTCCGGAAAACCCGGTACTTTAAGAATCAATAGCGGATATTCAAAAAACTCAGGCAATAAATACGCTGATCCTGAATACATTATTCCTAATTTATCAAAAATTCATATACAAGAAAATTGTTATGTTAAACATATTTTATATGAGTGGATTCACCCTTTTGATGACGGGAATGGACGATCTGGTAGGATAATGCTTTTAGCTGATACAGATTTTGATTTTAATAATGTTTTAAATTTTTGTGGCGATGATTATATTAAGCACATTGTCAATTACATTAATCATTTTAAAGATATTAAAAGCATACTTTAAATGTAAGTTTTTTTAATTTTTGTTATAATATAAAGGTAACCAGGATGTAATTTATGGCTAAAATTAAAAAAAGCTTATTGAAAGATATTAAAAATGCTGCTCGAAAAATTAAAAATCAAGAAGCAAAAGAAAATAAACAACAAAGTCAAAATAGTTATCAAACAAAATTATCACATTCCCAAAAAAGACAAATTAGAAAAGAGTCGCTTAATGATCATAAGGTAAAAGTAACTTGGAACGTTCACCCGGGTGATTTAGTTAAGATTAAGTCGAGCGCTTCACCTACCGGGAAAGAACTGTTTGGTTTAGTAACATGGGGAATTAAAGATGTAATTCAACGTGGACCAAGCACAGGTTGGAAAAAAAGCTTAAAGTCGTATCAAAACAATGTAAGAGTAATGTCATCAGCTGGTTATCTTTTCTTTCCGGCAAATAAAATGATAGTAATTAGTTAAGGAGAAAAATGAGAGTAATTCATATTGCTGATGTACACTGGCGAGGTCTTTCACGCCACGAAGAATACATTTTGGCGTTTAAAGACTTTTTTAAAAAAGCAAAAGCACTAAATCCGGATATTATCTACATTGGAGGCGATATTGTTCATTCTAAAACTCAAGGCATATCGCCAGAGTTAATACAATGTTTAGTTTGGTGGTTCAATGAAATGGCAAAGGTTGCACCAACACATGTTATCTTAGGAAATCATGATGGGTTAATACTAAACAAAGATCGTCAAGATGCAATTACGCCGATAATTAAAGCATTAAATAATCCTAAAATACATCTTTATAAGAGTAGCGGAAACTACGAAATAACAGGACACCCAGGTTTTTATTGGAATATATTCTCTTGCTTTGATGAAGAAAACTGGAATTCTGTTGCACCGACAGCTGACGGTGTAAATATTGCGCTTTACCATGGTGCCGCATACGGTTCTCTAACAGACTCAGATTGGCAGTTGGAAGGTGAAATTTCAAGTGGTATGTTTAAAGGTTTTGATTTTGCGCTTTTAGGTGATATCCATAAACGACAATTTCTCAATGAAGAAAAAACAGTGGCCTATTGCGGTTCTACAATACAACAGAATTACGGAGAAACCATTGACAAAGGTTTTCTATGTTGGGACATTAGAGGTAAAGGGGACTTTGATGTAGAGTTTCACAGGGTTCAACCTGTTCATCCCTTTTATACAGTAGAATGGTTAGGTAGTGTAGAAGAAACTTTAGATTACTGTGAAAATTTACCTAGACAATCAAAAATTAGAATTAGAGCAGATAATTTTATTTCTCAGTCTGACACGCGAAGATTAAGAAAACTACTTAAAAAATCTTTAAATGCTGCAGAAGTTGTTTATAAAATAGATTCTAAGTTTGATGCGGAACATGTTGTTGATGAAACAAATAAAAATGCAATTAACTTAAGGTCAGCTGACACACATAAAGAACTTTTAAGAAATTATTATTCTACACAAAACTTAGAAAAAGAAGAGTGGCAAAAAATAGATAATTTGGTAGAAAAATACGTCGATCGGTTAGGCGGAATTGAAGACGGCAGGAATATAAAATGGACAATAGATAAACTGAGGTTTGACAATGCATTTTCATACGGAAAAGATAACTACATTAATTTTAAATCATTACCGGGAATTACAGGTATCTTTGGTAGAAACGCAAGAGGAAAGTCATCTATTATTGGAACAGTTGCCTATTCTCTTTTTAATACTTCTGATCGAGGCTCAATAAAAAATCTCCATCTTATCAATACACGTTATAATAGTTGTAAGGCTGAAATTGACGTCACAGTTAACGGAATTCCGCATAGAATTGTTAGACAAACTATTAAAAAGGTTACTAGGAAGAATACATGGGCACCCACGACACTTAAATTTTATAGGTTGAATAACTATGGTGAAATAGTAGAAGACCTTACTGATGAACAACGTCGTGAAACAGAGAAGATAGTTAGAAAAAAGATAGGCACGTCAGAGGAATTTTTAATGACTTCGTTAGCATCGCAAGGTGAAATGAATACTTTTGTTAAGGAAAAGGCCGCGGCAAGAAAACTTCACTTAGCTAACTTTCTTGATTTAGGCGTATTTGATAAGCTATATGATATGGTTAAGAAAGATTCGAATGAGATTAAATCTCGTGCCAATGCGTTGTCTGGTGAAAATTGGCAACAGAAAATAGGTAAAAGTCAAGAAAGAATTGATGATTACCTTAAACGAAAGGCGCTGAAAGAGCTTGAATTATCACTAGTCAAAAAAAGATTAAAAGATCTTAATAAAGAATACCATAAAAAAGATACTAATGATATCATTGAGGCAAAATCTGTGCACAATCTACAAAATCAGCTTGTAGAAATAGATAACACGATAAAAGAATTGACGCTATCAAAAGACCGGTCAGTCAATAGTATTGCTGAAAAAGAAAAGAAAATAAATAAAATAAAAGACTTTTTAAAGACAGTTGATATTGATGATATTAGAACAAGAAGAGATGCTAAAAACAAAATTGAAAGAGACTTGGCAGAATTGCAAGGTTTGTATAATTTAGAGAAAAGAGAATTAGAGATAATTAAAAAATCTGTTTCTAAGCTATCTGAAGTACCTTGTGGTGACCAATTTCCTTCCTGTAAGTTTATTAAAGAGTCACATAAAAACAAAAAGAAATTAAGCACGCAAGAAAAGAAAGTAACTTTATTAAATGTAAAATTAGATGATATTGCTGAAATGTTTAAAGTCTATAGCAATGATAACTTAGAAACAAAAATTAAAAAATACAATAAATTAATTCAAAGAAAATCAGAATTAATAACTGATGTATCTGATGTTCGTATTAAAATAAGTCAGCATGCCCAAAAAATAGAAAGATTAAATGATCTATACGAAGATAAAAGTTTAGAATTTGTTAGCCTTAAAGAAAAGTTTGATTTGCAAGAAGTTGATGATGAAGTAGCTGAAATCAGTAAACTCATTAAAAAAGAAGAAAAAAGTCTTTCAAGTAAAGAAAAAGAATTAAATAATATAATACAACATCTCGCAAATCATAAAGCAAATTACAAGTTATATCAGAAACAAAAAAATGTGTATGACAAAGCTAACAATCAATTAAAGACGTATGATATGATAGCACAGGCTGTTTCCAGACGAGGTATACCAGTTCAAATTATTCACTCGTTGCTTCCTAAAATCAATGCTGAGATTGCAAAAATACTTAATGGTGTTGTAGGTTTTGTGGTTGAACTTGAAGCAGATTTAGATTCAAACGCAATGGATATATATATTAACTACGGAGATTCACGCCGTATAATGGAATTAGGTTCTGGAATGGAGAAGATGATGGCATCTTTAGCAATTAGAGTTGCATTAATAAATTGTTCAACTTTGCCTAAAACTAACATGTTAATGATAGATGAAGGTTTTGGTGCTCTTGATGAAACAAATCTCGAAGCATGCGGAAAACTATTGCAATCTCTTAAAAAATGGTTTAAGAACATTCTTATTATTTCTCATATTGACGCTATTAAAGATATTGTTGACAACACAATCGAGATTAGAAAAAATGGAGTAGATTCTCATGTATACCAACCTTAAGATAACACTATTAGACAAAGATGCATTAAACGAAGCTAGCTTTTTTTGTAAAATATGTTTGTATCCATTAATCACACAAAAAGATTTTAGCAGTAATGATAAGTACAAATGTTGTCAAGAGTGTTATTTGACATTCGTTCAGTCAAGAAAAGAAGAATGGAAAAAGGGTTTTAAAATAGACAAAGCAACACTTTCTAAATATTTAAATACAAGAAAACTGTTACATGAAAAGATAGTTAACATTACTGGAGATTAACATGGCATTAAATTTTGAAGAAATTAATATTTTAGGCAATATCATTAACGATACTTTTGGAGTAGGATCAACTAATTATGGCGAAGGAGGAAGTAGATATACTTCTTTTAGCGCAGGTAATCATTCTTCTGTTGTTACAAAGTCTTCACTTCAAGGTGATATATTGACAATTACTTCGTTATCTGTTATTAATCTTTCACATATTCACACACAACATCAAGAAATAGTTAAATGTGAAAATGAATTAAATCAGCATGTCAAAAAGTACATTTCTGAAGCTAAAAAAGAATTTAAAAAGAAAGAGAACGCAGGAAGAGCTTTAAAATGCAAACAAATCAAAAACTCAGAAAGAAATTCTGTGGAAATAATAAGCCCATACGCAGAAAATCGAAGAGCTATCGTAAGAAGGTCAATTGATTTTGAGGTGGGTTAATTGGCAAAGCAAACTAAATTATCACAAGTTCAAGAAATTATCAAATGTGGAAAAGATCCTAATTACTTTTTTAAACATTACTTAAAAATTCAACATCCAGTTCGTGGATTAATTCCGTTTGATACTTTTCCTTTTCAAGATGAATGTGTTGATAAGTTTAACGAACATCGTTTTAATATTGTTTTAAAGTCTAGACAGTTAGGTTTGTCAACGCTTGTTGCTGCTTATTCTGTTTGGATGGCCATATTTCAACGTGAAAAAAATATTCTTATTATTGCTACAAAATTAGCAGTTGCACAAAACTTTATTATTAAAGTTAAAACAATGATTAAATCATTACCAAAGTGGCTATTAATTCCTGAGATAGTTGCTAACAATAAACAAGTAATCCAGTTTAATCATGGGTCTCAAATAAAGGCAATACCAACATCAGAAGATGCAGGTCGTTCAGAAGCATTGTCGTTACTTATTGTAGATGAGGCAGCTTTTGTAAGAAATTTTGATACTATTTGGACTGGTATCTATCCAACCATCTCTACAGGTGGTCGAGTTATTATTCTTTCCACACCAAATGGCTCCGGCGGACAATATTACAAATTGTATGCTGATGCTGAAGCTGGAGTAAATGAATTTAATGCAATAAAAATACCTTGGGACGCACACCCTGAAAGAGATGAAGCGTGGTTTAAGAAAACAACAAGTAATATGTCAAAAAGACAAATTGCGCAAGAGTACCTTTGTGACTTTACAACATCTGGTGAGACTTTCCTTGACTCTAACGCATTAGAATGGATGCGCCAGTGTGTTAAACCGCCCATTGCAAGGGAAGGATTAGGTAATGCTGTATGGGTATGGAAATATCCCTTGACAGAACACAATTATATAATGTCGGCAGATGTTGCAAGAGGTGATTCAAAAGACTATTCTACTTTTCACATTATTGATGTTGATGAAGGAGAAGTCGTTGCTGAATATAAAGGAAAAATAAGACCTGACAACTTTGCTGTACTCTTAAATGAATGGGGCTTAAAATATAATAAAGCTTTAATGTGCCCTGAGAATAATAGTTATGGTTTTGGAACTATACTCAAGCTATTAGAATTAAATTACCCAAGAATGTATTATAGAAAAAAATCTCAAGGTGCATATCTTGGAGGCTACGTTCCTCCTTCTTCAGCTGAAAATGCTGGGTTTAACACTAACGGCAAGACCAGAAATACAATGTTAGGTAAGTTAGAAGAAGTTTTAAGAAATAAACAACTATATGTGCCTTCAAGCAGATTTTATGAAGAAGTAAAAACATTTACATGGCAGAGTGGCAGAGTACAAGCAAAAAAAGGTTTTAATGATGACCTGGTAATGTCATTAGGGATAGGTACATGGCTTTATGACGCATCTGCAGATTATAGCAGTTCATCAAAGAAAGTTAACCAGGCAATGTTAAATGCTTTTAGCTCTGCAAGAAAAGAGTATACAGAAACGCCAGATCAAGTTTTGAGTGACGTATCCATATTACCTGTTTTTAGTACATTGTCAAAAAATAGAGAAAATAAAACGAATGTTAAAACTAATTTAAAACGTGCATTAAAACGTAATAATATACCTAAGGGTATGGAATGGATACTTAAATAGGTAGTAATAAAACAAAGGTATAGGGTATAAAAATGGCAGATGATAATGGTAATCTTTTTGGTCGGCTGACCAGGCTTTTTAGAAGTGGTCCAGTTGTTAAAAGAAAAATAGTCAACAAAAACATTTCGAAAACCAGTTCAGCATTTGAACAATTTAGAAAAAATCAATCACAAGTATATTCAGCAGCTATGTCTGCTTATGGAACGTACGATCGAATGGCAAGATATTCAGATTTTAGCGAAATGGAATATACACCTGAAATCGCGTCAGCATTAGATATTTATTCGGAAGAATCAGTTGCTTCTGATGAAAACGGTAAAACTTTACATATTTATTCAGAAAATTCTAAAATCAAAGAATTGTTAACAGAACTCTTTTATGATACACTTAACGTTGAATTTAACATGTCAGCTTGGATAAGAAATTTAGTCAAGTATGGAGACTTCTTTTTATTTAATGATGTACACCCAGATCAAGGTGTAATTAATGCATATCCGTTACCTATATCTGAAATTGAAAGAGAAGAAGGTTTTGACCCTAATGATCCCCTAGCAGTTCGCTTTAGATGGGTTACACAAGGAAATCAAGTTTTAGAAAATTGGCAAGTTTCGCATATGCGTCTTTTAGGTAATGATGCATTCTTGCCGTACGGATCTTCTGTGCTTGAACCAGCTCGAAGGATTTGGCGTCAATTAATTCTGTTAGAAGACGCAATGATGGTTATGAGGATTGTACGTGCGCCAGATCGCAGAGTATTCTATATTGATGTTGGTAATGTCCCACCTGAAGATATACCGAACTATATGGAACAAGCTCAAAGCAGCCTTAAAAGATCAGCTGTCGTTGATAAATCGTCAGGAAAAGTCGATTTAAGATATAATCCGCTTTCTATTGATGAAGATTATTTTATCCCTGTTCGAGGTGGAGATAGCGGAACAAAAGTGGATAGTGTTGCCGGTCAAGGAATATCTGGTGAAGTGAATGATGTAGAATACATACAAAAGAAATTGTTCGCAGCGCTTAAAATACCTAAAGCTTATTTAGGATATGATGAAGGATTAGGAGCCAAAGCAACTCTATCTCAAGAAGATATAAGGTTTAGTAGGACTATAGCAAGGATACAAAGAACAATATTGTCTGAGATGAACAAAATAGCCATTGTGCATTTATATTGCAATGGTTATACAGAAGAAGATTTAGTTGATTTTACGCTTAAATTATCAAATCCATCTACTATTGCACAACAGCAGAAGTTAGAATTATTTAAATCCAGATTTGATGCAGCTAGCACAGCTTTAGGTACACCAGGCTTAGTTGATCGAGAATGGGTACAAAAAAACATTATGAGATTAACAGACGATGAAATTAAAAGTGTTGTAAAAGGAAGAATCAAAGATAAACTTTTAGATTTAGAAGTCGAATCAGTACAGCTTGAGCAACCAGAAGGTCCTGAAAATCCAACTGCACCTAATATTGATTTAGGTATGTCTGGTTTGTCTGGATTAGGCGGAGGTGACGCACCTGCCCCTCCACCCGTAGAAGATCCACCGTTGTCATCGCTGGATTTAGGTTCCCCAAGCATATCAGAAAAAAATAAATTAAGTATTAAAGATGAATATGCGCCAATTCGAATAAGCAATAAAATAAACGCAATTTTAACAGAAGTCGAAGACAAAGAAGATAATGTAACAGAATTAGAAATATTTCAAAAAGAAAAAACAGAATCAGACAAAAAGAAACGTGAAAAGAAAAACAAATATGCCAGAAAAAAGCATTTGTTCCCAGATAACCATTTTAGTGAATATCAAAGAAATCGACGAAGAGAAAAAGATGTATTTTACGATGTCAAACATGAATTGAAATCTGCTTCAAAATATAAACCAGAAAATTTTGTTCCTGAAAGTAATGATTTAAATATTGACGAATATTTAGAAAATAACATAATTAAAAATGCTGAGTATAATTTACGAGTTAAGTCAACAATCAATAGTTTAAACGAAAAGTTTAATATTAAAAATACTAAAGAAGGAAAAAATGACGAAACACAATAAAAAAAGAAACATTGGGATAATTTACGAATTGTTTTCAGGGTATATAACAGAATTAGTTCTGGAGAACAATAAAAAAAAGATTAAAAAAGCAACAAAAATTTTAGAGCGTAGATTTAAAAAAGGAACAGAACTTTATAAAGAATTTAGGCTTTTCAATGCTTTGGTAAATTCAGAAATTTCTTCCAAAAATAAAGCTGTGTTAATTATTGAAAATGCCAAAAAAGATATTCTTGAAATAGATAATAAGAAACTTAATTATGAAAAGTCTATATTAATTAAAGACATTAACTACAATTTAAATGATAAAAATTTTTACTATAGAACAGTTAAAAACTATAGGGCATATGCTAATATACAAAATTTGTTTAATGAGTGGCGAGAAAAAGATAATAATCTTAAGACTGTTTTGATTAAAGAAGAAAAAGCTATCAACTGGTTGCTTGAAAAAAAGAATGCAGATAAAAAAGTGTTAAAAGAAAGTAACAAAAACAGCAACAATTTAGTTTTAAACATCATGACAAAGAAAATTAATGAAAAATATAGTAACATGGCAGAAGATCAAAAGCAGATTATAAGAAATTATGCGTTATATGCTGTTGATAATAAAGAATATTTTCAAAAGTTCTTATTAGAAAAAAAGGTAACAGCATTAAAAGAAATTAATTTATTTCAACAAGAATGTGATAATCAAATTATTTTAGAAAAAATATCAAACGTAAAAGAAAAAATTAATTCACTTAGCAATGAACCTAACACAGATCAAGATATCATCAAATATTTAACGATATCCGGATTAATTAAAGAACTCAAGGAGTAAAAATGAAATTATTGACAGAGTGGTGTGCTTTTAACATTACAAAAGAAATGATTAAAGAATCTCGGGAACGCCATGGCGGAAAGTTAATCCTTAAAGGTCCTATACAAAAATCAAATACTTTAAATCAAAATGGAAGAATATATCCTCGCACTATTTTAGAAAGAGAAATCATGAATTATCAAAAGTTAATTCAAGAGAATCGCGCAATGGGTGAGTGTGATCATCCGGATTCTTCTGTTGTTGAGCTTAAAAACGTTTCACATGTTGTTAAAGAAGCTTACATGCAAGGCGACGTAGTATATGGTTCATTAGAAATATTAGATACACCATCAGGAAAGATTATTCAATCTTTAATTGAAAGCGGTGTTACACTTGGTATATCTTCTCGAGGCGTAGGGTCGACACAAAAGCAAGGTTCAACACAAATTGTGCAAGATGATTTTCAATTAATATGTTTTGACATGGTTTCAGAGCCTTCTACCCCCGGTGCTTTTGTAATGAAAGAGGGAAAAGAAATATCTTCTGAAGAACTTAAAAAAGTGTTTAATAAAACAGATAGAGTTAATAGAATATTTAACGATATTCTTAATTGGGAATAAAATTAAACTCAAAAGGAGAAAACATGCCGAAACTTTTAAGAAGCGAACTTAAAAGCATTGTTAAAGAATGTTTGGTAGAAATATTAGCAGAAGGAATTGGTAATTCTAACGTTGCAACAAACGAATATGTTAATGAATCTAATCAAGAATCTTTTAAAAGTGCACCTAAAAAACATACATTGTCTAGCAAAAGAAGAAAAAGCTATTTAGATAGCATGCAGATGGGCAGTAGTAAAACAAACCAAAACTCAAAAAAAACAAATCTAACAAATGATCCTGTTTTAAACGAGTTACTGGCAGATACAGCACAAACAACATTAAAAGAACAAGTAGCAGCAGATTCAAAAAACAGAATGGCAGGAATGTCAAGACCAGCTGATGCTGCAGCTGCAGAAGTTAGCAAGTCTTTACCAGAAGATTTGTTTGGTGGGGAAGCTGCAGGTAAGTGGGCAAAATTAGCATTTTTTGATCAATAATCATTTAGCTATATAATTATTTATAAATTTAATTTGAGAGGTTTTAAATGAAAAAGAACATAGTTAAACTTACACCACAACTTATCAAAAGATTGATTAGAGAAGAAAAATTAAAAATTATTAAAGAAAGAAAGCAAAAAGCAAATAGAAATAAAATTATTATTGAAACATATAAAAAGTTACTGTTGATTAACAAAGCTCAAAATAGAGCTGGAAACGATTTTAAAAATCTTTATGAAAAAAAAGCAAGATTAAAGAATAAGTTAATTAAGGAGCTTAAACATGTCAGGAAATAATTATTACGGTAACATCGACGGAAAAAATATTGCTTTAACGCAACCTTATGCAAGTAAAGGGCAAAGTTATACAGGCAATTTAAAATCTGCTTTTGGAAGTTCTCCTATCCATTCAGGAGAATTAACTGCTGAAGAACGAAAAGAAACATTTCAGCAATTAGTTTTAGATGGTGAACCACTTAACTTAAATGAAGACGGATCTTTTTCAATCCCCAATACCATTAACGGTTATTTTCCGAATGGTATTAGTAGAGATTACATTGCTAATGGTGCACCCGACATCAGTAATATTGATATAACAGACGACACAGCGCTTGGAGAAACATTACCTTCACCTTACATGCCTAACCCTACATCTCCTGGAGTAGGAAGCGTAAATGCAAGTGACAAGCCTGCATATGAAGGAGAAGTAAAAGATCCAAATATAGTTAATAGTCAATTTGGATCAGGTAATAACAGCGTTTATAATCCTGCAGTTTCCTCGCAAAAGTTAAGTGATTTAAAATTAGGAAGCTATCTTCCTGGAACATCAGGCGGAAATTAATGTATTCTGGTGGTGGTTACAATTTTAGTAATTACGGTAGGACAGGAAAAGAGCCTAATCAAACTATTGGCAAACAGCATGTAGGTAATACATCCTTAAAATATTTATATCAAGATGAAGAAGAAGAATTGGAAGATCTTGAAGATGAGGATGTATTACCTAACAAAGCAAATAGTAAAATTGTAACCAGCTTAGCATTGGGCGCAACAGATCCAGGTGCAATGATATCTACAGATAAAGGTGGCGGACAGTTAAAAAACTTAGGCGGCGCCGGCGGCGGATTTCTGCAGGAATTTGCAGGTCATCATAAAAATCCTGTTAGAAAAGGTATGACACCTTTTAAACAACCAAAACATTCCGGCCCTCCTATTGGTACGGGTGGTAGTAGTCAAGCTTTTAAAACGACAGGCAACAAAATAGATTTAGGCTCAAGAAAAGGCTGGTCTAAGCCTTATTATTTTAAAAAGCAAGGTGATGAAAAGCGATATTTTAGTTTAATGTCTTTAATTAAGGATACAAGAGTTGATAACAAGCAATTTGTTAAACAGAAAAATAGAATTAAAAAAGTTTTAAACGGTGTTTAGAAATAAATTAAAAAAGAATTATCTAATTTAAAAGAATATTTAAGTTTAGATATTTTAATCAACAAGGATAACATATGTCAAAAATATTTGAAGAAGCTCTGGCAGATGCAAAAAAGCTTAAAGAGGTCGCAGAAGAAAACGCTAAACAAGCAATATTAGAATCTGTTACTCCTAAAATAAAAGAATTTATAGAAAGTCAAATTTTAGAACAAGATAAAGAATCTGTTAATGACAATTTAGAAGTTGACGATATTCAAAAAGAAGAAATTAAAGATTTAATGGAGATGTTAGGAATAAATGAAATTGCAAAAAATATTCAAAATAAAAATGCAATACCAAATTCTCATTCTTTAGCTTTTCAAAATTTAAATGAATCAGATAAGACAAAAATGAAAAATTTGATTAAAAAAATTAATAAACAAAAGAATAATTTACAGCAAAGAAGCATAATTAATTCTGTTAACACAATTCAGGAGAACAACCTAATGAGCAATCGTGAAAAGTTTTATGAAGTCGATTTATCACTTTTAAGAGAATCAGTAGATGATGCAGCATATGAAATTGCATCAAAAGAAATAGACGAAGAGGAAGAAGCTAACGAATCCAACTTCTTGGATATGATGTCTGAAGAGGAAGAAATTGCGTCAGATTCTGTTTATGAAGAAGAAAAAGAAACTGACTTACAAGAATATTCTTTTCTTTTTGAACAAGACGAAGAAGAATCTGAAGAAGAATCTGAAGAAGAATCTGATTTAGATGAAGCTGGCGAAGAAGGAGTCGAAATTCCTTTAGACCTTGCTCAAGAATTACAAGATATATTAGACGCAGAATTAGGTGGTGGTGGTGAAGAAGCTCCTGCAGCGCCAGAATTAGAAACATTAGATATGGGGGATGAAGAATCTGAAGAAGAATCTGAAGAAGAATCTGAAATGGAATCTCTTGAAGAACAAGCATTCGATATCGATCCAGACATTCTTAGAGAAGAATTAGCAAATATCAGATCAATGTTAGGCGAAGGAAAAACAAATCATCACTTTGGCGGAAAAGGCGAAGGGAAAGCTGGAGTCGACGGCGCTTATGGTGGAAAAGGACACAAAAACGCCGGTGCGAAAGGCGCTTTTGGCGGTGGATCTGAAGGGCAAGATGTATTTGTAACTCCTCCTTCAACTTTAAAGAAATTAAATGAAGCTATTCAAGAGCTTCGCAAATTGAGCCGCATGAATCGAGCTCAAAATGAGAAACTGAATAAATACAGAGGTGCAGTTCATACACTTCGTGAACAGTTGGAAGATCTCAACTTATTCAATGCAAAATTACTCTACGTAAATAAGCTTTTACAAAATAAAAATCTAAATGAATCGCAGAAAAAGTCTGTTATTAAAGCATTAGATGAAGCAAAAAGCTTAGGAGAAACAAAAGCATTGTTCAACTCACTTACCGAATCGTTGGCAACGCCAAAGACATCTTTGAACGAGTCAAAAAGATTTGGTAGTTCTTCTAGAGCAACAACTTCCGGATCTGATAGTAAAAACCGTACGGTCGGTGAATCAGATCGTTGGGCAAGGTTGGCTGGTCTTAAGTAAACTGTTCAAACTTAATTAATACAATTTTTATAGGAGATAAAACAAATGTCTAGATCATTTAGTTTAAATCAACTGACAGAAGGAATTAGAGAACGCCATTTAGGCGCTGATACTTCTCGACTAGTGGGCAAATGGACCCGCACAGGTCTTCTTCGAGGACTTAACGAAACCAAGCGCGAAAACATGGCGCGCATGCTTGAAAACCAAGCATCACAACTTCTTCGCGAAGCAAACACATTAGGAAGCAGCGGACAAGCAAGCAACATTGATGGATTTTCTAATATCGCATTTCCAATCGTTCGTCGAGTATTCGGTGGATTGGTAGCAAACGAATTAGTTTCTATTCAACCAATGAGTCTTCCATCCGGACTTCTTTTCTATCTTGATTATTCATATGGATCAGACGTAGGTGGTGAAACTGTAGAATCTAACGGTTCTTTAACATCTTCTGGAGCTTCTACTTATACTTCAGGACAATCATTATACGGTTCTCCAGGCGGCTCAAATATCCGAAAAGGTGCTGATGCAGCTGGTGGTAACTATGACCTTGTAGGAACTTCATTCTCTAAAGTTCATAAAACAAAAGCATTGAGATCTACTGCACATGATGATGGCGGCGGACCTGACATTCCTTATATTGGAGCTTATGGTGTAACTGCAGCTCAAGTTGTAAGTTCTACAGGAGTTTGTGGTGTTTCAGGTGCAGATGCTAAGCTTCTTCAGTTCGATCCTCAAATTATTAAAAGAATTGAAGATGGTTCAGCTGAATATTGCTTTTTAATTGCGTCTGCTTCTATTCTTTCTTCTTCAGTAGTTGGACAAAGATTTGATCCTTCACACGTAAAAGAAGTTGCATTGTACTCTACAGGTGTATCTACAACTAATAACTTTACAGCACCTCCAGCAGCAGTTCAAGGTGGCAAAAACATTCTTAATGTTCGTCGTCTTAACCAATTAGGAACTATGAGTGGCGCGGCAACAAGCGTTTCATTTACCCCTGATCCATTAAAGACTCTTACTGACGCAGACGCAGGCGTTCTTTTTGTAATGCAGCTTGCTAATGGTACAGCTCCGGCTGCTTCTTTGCATGGCACAGCAA